AGATTCTGCAATGGAACGTGCTTATGAATGGTATTCATCAGGACCCAGACAGCGTTTACAACCTGGTGGTTCGATAGTCGTTGTTATGACAAGATGGGCAACGGATGACTTAACAGGAAGGCTCATCAAATCACAATCAGAACCAAAAGCAGATACATGGAGAGTTGTAAGCTTTCCAGCAATACTGGACAACGAACAACCTGTATGGCCTGAATACTGGCCACTAGAAGAATTAGAAAAAGTTAAAGCATCGGTGACAACGAAAAACTGGAATGCACAATACATGCAGGACCCTACGTCAGAGGAAGGTGCAATCATTAAAAGAGATTGGTGGCAACCGTGGAACGAAGAACGGATACCGGTACTTAAACATGTTATTCAAAGTTATGATACTGCATATTCTAAAAAAGAAACTTCGGACTATTCTGCTATTACAACATGGGGAATATTTCAACCTGCAGAAGGTTATGAAGATTGTATTATCTTATTAGATGCAATTAAAGGAAGGTTCGACTTTCCAGATTTAAAAAATTTAGCGTTAGAGCAATATCAATACTGGCAACCGGAAACAACTATCATTGAAGCTAAAGCTTCAGGACAACCTTTAATTCATGAGTTAAGAAGAGCAGGTATTCCTGTGATCGATTATGTGCCTGCAAGAGGTAGGGATAAGTATACTAGAATAAACTCTGTTGCTCCTATATTTGAGTCTGGTATGGTTTTTGCCCCTACAGACGAGAAATTTGCCCAAGATGTTATTGAAGAAGTTGCTGCTTTTCCTCATGGACAATTCGATGACTATGTTGACTCTATGACCCAAGCAGTGATAAGATTCAGGGAAGGTGGATTTGTAACAACATATAACGATGCTTTAGATGCACCTAATTTTAAGATAGAAAAGGACTATAAGTATTATGGCTGATAGACTAACACAAAGAGATATAGAATTTCTTAAAAAACTAAGATCTGGAGACAGGATTAAAGGTGTAGATATGAAAAAAATCGGAGAACGTGCCAAGAAATTTGCAGACCGATTAAAAGATGATCCTTCTAGTGGAATGTTTGAAGATTCACGCAAACCAACTTTAGAAGAAGAAATTATTCGAAAAATTAGACAAAGAGCATCTAAGAAAAAATCTTTCAATGTTGGTGGTTTAGGAAGAGCAGCTGGACGTGGATTAGGTGGGGCTGGAAAAAAAGGTTTAAGTCTAAATGAAAAACTTAAGGAATCTCATAAAAATCTTAAAGAAAGCATGAAGGATTTAAAAAAATTTAAAGAGAAAAGAAAAGAAAAATATAACAAACCCGTTACACCACTGGGTAAAATGAAAAAACAAGGACCTAAACCTGGGACTATGGATTATTTTTTACAAGAAACAATGAAGCCTGGTTATAAAGTGGCACCTATGGCTACAGGTGGAGATACATTTGGAAAAATGTTAGATAAAAAATTTATTAAATATGCTGGATCAAAACAAGCTCAACTTCACGCAAAAGATTATGATGAAGGATTAGACAGAGCGGAAAGAAGAGCAGCTCTTGAAACTAAACAAGCTTATAAAAAAAATAAAAAAACAGAGAAAAAACTAATGGGCGGTGGTATGATGAAGAAGCCTATGGGTTATACAACTGGTGGTGTGTGCAAAGGTATGGGTGCAGCTATCAGAGGTGGAAATTTTAAAGGAGTTAAATAATGCCAATAAGAGTAGAAGAAAAAAGAAAAAGAAGAACTAAACGACCTCGAAAGGGACCAACAGGACTTGGTGGTTTAGGTAGCGGAACGGGTCGAAGATCACCTGGACCATTTGCTGCACCATCTCCAGGTAAAGATTTTGGAGATCAGATGGAAGATAGACGACTTCCAAGAGATTATCAAAGACAAAGCATGACAGATGAAGATTTAAGAAAAAGATTAAAACAACGACCTATAAGTAGATTAACAGGTGGTCAAGCTAAGATTGCAGCTAAAGCTCCACCAAGAAATAAAATTGATAAAAAAGATTTTGCTGTGCTTAGAGCTGAAAAAGCAAAAGGCAGAGGCATGGGTTTACAAGATGAGAAAATGAAACCAGGTAAAGTTATGAAAGCAAATTCAGGCGATATGGCAAACAAAAAAAACTTTAGAGGTTTTTCAAAAGTATTCCAAGGACCACAAGACAAAGGTAGAGTAGCAACAATATCAGGAACAAAACCAACCCTTAGAGCAAACTCAAAAGCAGCTAAAGCTGCTAGATTCGCTTTAAAAGCTGCTAGAGCAACTACAATAGGTAAGATCGCTTTAGGTGTTGCAGCAGCAGGATTAGGAGCAAAAGAATATTTAAAAAGAAAAATGAAAAAGAATGAAGAAAAGGCTAAGGCTAAGAAAAAAATGGGCGGTGGCATGATGAAGAAAGTTCCAGGTTATAAAAAAGGCTCATTAAATCAAGGAACATTTTCTATTGGTCCTTTCAAACCTAAACCAGGTGGAGCAAAACCTTCTTTAGATTATTACGATGAAAAGAAAAAAAAGAAGATGATGGGCGGTGGCATGATGATGAGACCAAACCCAATGGGTTATAAAAAAGGTGTTTTAGTCAAAGTAAAATTGGGTAGAAACAAACCTACAAAAATGTACTAGGAGGGTCAATGGCCCTCAAAGATCTTTTTAAACGAGGAATCTCAGCTTTATTAAAAAAAGAAAAAAAGAATGTCGTTGATCCGAGTCCTGTTCAACGTGTGCAAAACAAACCACCACAAACTTTACCTCAAACAACAGGTGACACTGCAATTAAATCTGTTAGAAAAGATTTAGCAATTCAACAATACCCAACTCCACCAAGAACAGGCGCTCTGCAAATGGGCTCACCGTCAAATCAAAACTTAATGTTTGGAAGTGCGTTGTATGATCGTATAGCACAGAAAGGACCAGGAACATTTACAGCTGATGAATGGATGAAGTTTTTAACAGACCGAAGGGAAAGAAGTTTAAAAATATTTGGACAAAACTACACAGAAAAAGTTTTAAATCCAGTAAAATTTAATTATGATAATACAGCAGGATATCTAGCTGGTAAACAAACGACAGTGCCTTTAGAAGAATTATTTGATGCTAACATAGCTGCTTTCTCACCATCAGGTGAATTAACAGGTGGCGTTTTACACGCTGCAAAATTAGCTGGTATAAAAATTCCAGGCGGAGTTTTAACTAGTCTAGTAAGATTAAATCCAGCAAACAGATTACAAGCTACTGAGTTTGCGACTGAATTAGCGGATCCAGTAAAAAAAAGAATTTTAGATAAATTTAGAACTACTTATAATAAAATAAATACTTCAATTAGTGACCCCGAAGTAAATAAAATACTTAATCAATTCACTGATTCTTTAGATAGAGGAATAACTAACAAACCTAATTTCGCTTCATTAGCAAATAAATACCCTCAGTTTCAAAGAGAGTTCCAACAATTAAATTTTGAGTTTGATGATTTACAAAGAGTTAAAAAAAGTGTTAGAAAACCAAGATACGAAGATCAAGAAGGGTATACTTTTGAGGGGGGTCAAAACTATAGAGAAACTGTAGTTTCATTACCAGAAGAAATACCAGGGAATAATCCAAAAAAATTCTTTGGACATTACAAAGATAAAGGTTTAGAAAATCCTATCATGCATATCAGATACGATACAAGATATACACCTAATGGCGATAAAATTTTAATGATTCATGAAATACAATCTGATACCCAACAACGTCTTGCTAAAGCATTACGGAAATCTAGAACACCTGCTTACGATGCTAGTGTAAGACAAAACCCTTTTCAAAAAGATGCTGAAATTGCGTTTTTGTTAAATGCGAGAAAAAAAATTGGAGATAAAATTATTGCTGGTGGAATGGGTAGAGTAGAAAGTGATCAAGCATCAAGAGCAATAAAATCTATTGATAATGTTTTACTTAGAAAAGGTGCTGGTAAACCTGATCAAGTAAAATATTTTCAAGATGACTTCGAAACGACAGAACTTGCTAATTACTATCCTATGTTAGATAGAAGTAGTTACAACAATTACGCTTTAAAACTTTTATTGAACAAAGCGGCTAGAGAAAAAGCCGACTACGTAGCAGTAATTCCAGCTAATTACATGAAGAGAGGTGCTGATACTGATAAATTTTTAGGAACGATAGATAACTATGGATTTGCATCTGGAGCGAAATCTTTAAAAGGTAAATCTTTAGCATCATTACCAAGTGAAATGAAAAAACAAGCAAGTTTATTTGATACAACTGCAGGTAAAATAAAATTCAGTTTGTCTGATCCTAATAAACCATACAAAAAGATAGACTTTAGGGAAGTAGAATTAGATAAAAAATATAAAATTAAGTATCATGCAGATTCCTCTTCCGTTACAATGCCAGGATATAGGTTCATTGGTAAATATGATTTGAACTTGTATGGTGAAGCTTATGGTGTTAAAGTATCTCCATTAATGCTACAAACCCAGAAATTATACAAAAAAGAAGGTGGCTTAGTACAATATGGCAGTTGAGAAAAATAACGAAATCACAGAAAAAGTAGAAGAGATAGTTGATGAAGTATCTCCTGGCGTTGAAGAAGTAAATGTAAGCGTTGAAGCAGAAGAGCCAGTTGAAGAAGAAGTCAATGATGATTTCAATGCCAATCTAGCTGAAGATATGGATGAGAGAACTCTTAAGCGTTTAGGCATGGAGTTAATTACAGAATACAAAAAAGACAAAGAATCTAGAAAAGAATGGGAAGATGGATACACAAAAGGGTTAGATCTTCTTGGTGTTAAATATAACGAGCAGACAAGACCTTTCAAAGGAGCTTCCGGTGTCACCCATCCGTTGTTAAGTGAAAGTGCTACGACTTTCCAAGCATCTGCCTACAAAGAATTATTACCAAGTGATGGTCCAGTCAGAACACAGGTTCTAGGTATCCGTACACCGGGCACCGAACAACAAGCTGATCGGGTAAAAGAATATATGAATTATCTTCTTATGGAAAAGATGGAAGACTACACTACAGATATGGATCAAATGCTTTATTATCTTCCTCTATCAGGTTCTACATTTAAAAAAGTTTATTATGATGAATTTTTAAAAAGACCTGTATCAAAGTTTGTACCAGCAGAAGATTTAGTTGTTCCTTATTATGCTTCAGATTTAAAAGATGCAGGAAGAATTACTCACGTCATTAAAATGGGTGAAAACGAATTAAATAAAAAAATGGCAGCAGGATTTTATAGAGATATAGATTTACCAAAACCTAATACAGAAGAGTCAGATTTACAACAAAAAATTGATAACCTTGATGGAGTTAAGCCAGGGTTTACAGACTATATTCACACCGTTCTTGAAATGCACGTTGAATTAAACCTAGATGATTATGAGAACTTTGATAACAGAACTAAAAAAGCAATCAAGATTCCATACATCGTAACTATAGACGAAAGTTCAAGCGAAGTTTTATCTATATATAGAAACTACAGAGTAGATGATCCTAACTACACTAGAATAGAATATTTTGTACACTTTAAATTTTTACCTGGTCTTGGATTTTATGGCTTTGGATTAATTCACACAATCGGAGGTTTATCGAGAGCTGCGACCGTAGCTTTAAGACAATTGATTGATGCTGGTACTTTAAAAAATTTACCAGCAGGATTTAAATCAAGAGGCATAAGAGTTAGAGATGATGACCAACCAATACAACCTGGAGAGTTTAGAGATGTTGATGCACCAGGCGGAAACATAAGAGATCAGTTTTTTAATTTACCTTTCTCTGAACCAAGTACAACATTATTTAATTTACTTGGTTTTGTAGTGCAAGCGGGTCAAAAATTTGCTGCTATAACCGATACGGCAGTGGGTAATGACACGCAGAACAGGGCTGTGGGCACAACTATTGCTCTTTTAGAACGTGGTTCTAGAGTGATGAGTGGTGTTCATAAGCGTTGTTACTACGCAATGAGACTTGAATTTAAAATTTTAGCAAGAATTTGTTCAGAATACTTACCACCTGAATATCCTTATGATGTATTTGGTGGACCAAGACAAATTAAGGCTGCAGATTTTGATCAAAGAATAGATGTTTTACCTGTTGCTGATCCAAATATTATGTCTATGGCACAAAGAGTAACTTTAGCACAAACACAATTACAAATTGCTACTTCAAATCCACAATTACACAACATACATGAAGCTTATAGAAGAGTTTATGAAGCACTCGGTACAAAACAAATCGAAACTTTACTAAAACCTGCACCAAAACAACCTACACCAATGGATCCTGCTAAAGAAAACGCAAGAGCATTGCAAATGAAACTATTAGTAGCGTTTGAATTTCAAGATCATGATGCACATATAGCTGCACACTCAGCTTTTATGGCATCTAGAATGGTTCAAATTAATCCTCAAGTCTATGCTTTGTTACAATCCCATATTTCAGATCACATTTCTTATAAAGCGAGAAAAGAAGTTACTGAACAAATGATGCAGGATCAAAATATGATGGCTTTACAACAGGATGATCCTCAATCTTATCAAATTGCATTCGATAACGCAGTAGCTACAGCAGTTGCAGAGATAACTACTGAGTTGGTTAGAAGTGAAAATCAAGCTAACATGGCTAAACAAGACCCTCTTGTAAGAATTAAACAACAAGAAATTGATTTAAGAGCAATGGATATGCAAAGAAAAGCAGAAGAAACTAGATACAAACAAGAACAAGAGAACCAAAGAGAAGCAGATAAGCTAGGTTTTCAATATGATAGACTTCAACAACAAGATGAAGCATCTGATAAGAGACTAGATATAGCAGAAAGGAAACTAGAAAAATAATGGTTATAAGATTTTTAGGAGTTGCATTTAAATTAGGTGATCCAATAGTAAAAGGTGCCACAAAAAAATTTAATAAACTACTCAAAAAAGAGTATGATGAAAATAGAGCTGCAGGTTTAAGCTCATCGTCAGCTCACAAAGAAGCTGCTAAGACAGTGAACAGAGAATTAAAAGAATTTCCAGATTTAAAGGATTAAATGTGTCCAGAAGAAAACAAAGGGGGCTTAGTGGAGGAAAAAAATACGGACCACCACCTAAACGAGGACCAAACCCTCAAGGTATTAAAGTTTCCCTTAAGAAAAGAGCAACAAAAAAGTAATCAAGAAGCATATTTTGCTGGAATTATTGATGGAGAAGGCTGTATATCTTACGAAAAAACTAAAAAAGATTATTCTACACCATCTATATCAGTAGAAATGACAGATAAAGATGTAATTGATAAAATTCATCAATTTTTTGGTAAGGGAACTGTAGTTTTCATCAAGCCAAGAAAAAAACACCACAAAAATTGTTGGAGATGGCGAATACGAGGTAAGGGTGCAGTTGATATTTACTTCAAAATATATAATTATCTATGTGACAGAAGAAAAAACAAAATTACAGAAGTTTTAAAAGCTTATTGTAATGATGCTAACGCAAGAGAGAAGTATAAAAAGTTAAATGGAGTATTAAAATGGCATGGTTCAGTTTAGCAAAGATTGCATTACAAGCAGGAGCTAAAATATATTCAAATAAACAAAAAACTAAGATGGCAATGTCCGATGCACAACTTATGCATGCAGAGAAGATGGCCCGAGGAGAAGAATCTTACCAGGGCAAACTTTTAGAAGCCCGCCAAAACGACTATAAGGACGAATTTGTACTCGTCATTATTTCTGCGCCCATCATTGTGTTAATGTGGGCAGTAATGTCAGACGATCCAACAGCTATGGAGAAGGTAAAACTGTTTTTTGAATATTTTCAAGACCTTCCGAAATGGTTCACTAATTTATGGATTTTAGTAGTGGCTTCTATTTTTGGTATTAAAGGAACTCAGATATTTAGAGGCGGACAAGGTAAAAAATAAACTTGCTTTGAGTCTATAAAATGTTAAACACTTCTTATGATCGAAGGAGATTCAGAAGAATACGATTTATTCAGAAAATGGACTAAAGATTTTGATTGTCAGGGATACTATTCTTGCGAGATAGGGGTAAGACAAGGCTACAGTTCAAAAATTATAATGGATAGTGTAAAAAATAATTTTTTACATGTAGGAGTAGATCCATATGGAGATAGAGAATATGAGCACTTTGATAAAAACAGTGGCATAAAGCATAAAGACGGAATCTCCCCAACTTATCCAGACAGTATGAGAGATACCATGTTGCAAGATTTTAAATGGTATTTAAATTCAGGAAAATTTCGTTTTCACAACATGACAGACACAGAGTTTATGAAACATCCTCATTATAATGAGTCTAAATTTGCCTTTGTTATGTTAGATGGGCCACATACAACAAGAGATGTGTTAACAGAAGCTGTTTGGTTTGCAAACAAGGCTGCACCAAGATGTAGAATTGTTTTTGATGATTGGATTACTTATAAGATGTCAATGATACAAGAGGCCATGAAGGAGTTTGGATTTGAAGTTGTAGAATCAGGAAGATTAAAATTACTCATGGAGAAAAATGGCGATTGATACTGCATCTAATGATGTAATAAAAACTTTGATACACAGACGTAAGGAACGTTTGAAAGAAACTTTAGTGCGTGATGTTGACAACACTAACGACCTTTACTATATTAGAGGACAAATCAAGTCATTAGATGACTTGCAACAAGACATAAAAGACTTGTTAAAAAAACAGGAGCAATAAAATGACAGAGTCCACGGAGCAACCGAAACGGACTGAGACATTGAAAAAAGCTTACAAAGAAGAAGCTGAAGTCAAAAAAGTCTTAGACGAAAAGTCAATCGACAAATCATTATTAGATAGATTACCAACGCCTACGGGTTATAGAATGTTAATTCTTCCGTATTCAGGTCCTAAAAAGACTAAAGGTGGTTTATATCTTAGTGAACAAACCCAAGAAACAATTCAGTTAACAACTGTTGTTGGCCTTGTGCTTAAACAAGGAAATCTTTGTTATAGAGACAAAGAAAAATTTCCTATTGGCAAATGGTGTAACGAAAAAGATTGGGTTATCTTCGGAAGATACGCAGGCTCTCGATTCAAAATAGACGGAGGAGAAGTGCGGATCTTAAACGATGATGAAATCATCGCTACCATATCTAATCCTGCTGATATTTTGCACCATTACTAGGAGGTAAAATGGCAGAAGAGCAAAACACTCAACAAGAGGTTGAGTTAGATACTGATGGCGTAAATGAGGAATCCATTAGTGTTGAACAACCAAAAGAACCTGATGAAGCATTTGCTAAAAAAGAGGATGTTGATTTAGGTTACACAGATCCAATACAAGACAAAAAAGTTGAAGCTGAGCCTGAAGAAAAAAAGGAAGAGCCTACAACTGAAGTTGAAGTAGAGGAAAATAAAGTTGAAACTAAACCTGATAATTTAAAAGAAAAACAATCAAGTTATCAAAAAAGAATCAACGAATTAGTTTTTCAAGCTAAAGAAGCAGAGAGAAGAGAAAAGGCTGCTTTGAACTATGCTAAAGGACTAAAAAAGAAATATCAAAACGTTGAGACCAAACTTAACGAAACTGATAACAACTATCTTAAGGAAATCCAAGCTAGAGTTGAATCTGAACAAGGGAAATTAAAAAATTCTCTTAAAGAAGCAATTAACGCGCAAGATGCTGAGAAGATAGCTGAAATAAACTCTCAAATGACTAAGTTAGCTGTTGAAAACGAAAAGGTTAATTTAACATTACAAGACAGAGAGAGTAAGAAAAAAGAAGCAGAAGAAGAAAAAAAATCATCACAAGACGAGCAAGGTTCCGGTGAACAACCTGTTCAAGTAAGTGAAAAAGCACAGCAATGGGCTTCAAAAAACGAATGGTTTGGCACAGACAGGGTTATGACTAACGCTGCTATGGCCATCCACGAAGAACTTGCAGGGCAGGGTATTGCTACAGAGAGTGATGAGTATTATAATAACATTAACAAACGAATGAAGGAGTATTTCCCTCAAAAGTTTGCCCAGGATTCGACTGATAAAGAGCCTGTTACGAAGCAACCCGTCCAAAATGTTGCTGGGGTAAGTCGAAGACAAGGAGGACGCAAGTCTGTGAAACTCACCAAGTCACAGGTAGTAATCGCTAAGAAATTAGGGGTGCCACTAGAGGAATACGCAAAATTCGTGAAGGGAGGAAACTAATGGAAAAGATAAGAACTTCACGCGAGTCCGATACTCGGAAAAAAACCGAGAGAAAACTAGATTGGGCTCCATCATCCAGTTTGGATGCGCCACCTGCACCGAAAGGTTTTGCACATAGATGGATAAGAACATCAGTGCAAGGTTTCGAAGATACGTCTAACGTATCTAGAAAACTAAGAGAGGGTTGGGAATTTGTTAGAGCCGATACGATCGTAAGTGAGTTAGGCAAAAATGATTATCCAACAATTTCTGAAGGTAAACATCAGGGGTTAATCGGAATTGGAGGCCTTGTGTTGGGGAGAATCCCTTTGGAGATCCTACAAGCGCGAGAAGCCTATTTTAGAAAGATAACTCAAGATAGAGCTGACGCGATTGATCAAGATCTCATGAAGGAACAACATCCAGACATGCCAATCAATATTGAGAGGCAGTCTAAAGTGACCTTTGGTGGTAGTCGCAAGAAATAATTTTTTTGCAATTGCTATCGGGTCTTTAAGATAAAACGTTAAAATATAAGGAAACTAAACTATGGCAAACGTACAAGAGAAGTTCGGTCTAAGACCGTACAGAAAACTAGACGGTACACCATTGGTTGGTGCCCAAAACAGATACACGATAGCTAGTAATATGGGACATGCAATTTACCAAGGCGACTTGGTAATTGTGACTACAGCTGGTAATGTTGAGAAATACAACAATACCAACAACTCAGCTGGTTTATCGACAGCTGCAGTGGGCGTTTTTAACGGTGTGTTTTATACAGATCCAACTACTCAAAAGCCAACTTACAAAAATTACTACCCAGGTAGTGTTGTTGCAAGTGATATAACAGCTTTTGTAGTGGATGACCCAGACGCGGTCTTCTTGGCAAACGCTGATGAAGCTTTTACAAGAGCAGATCTTTTTAGAAACTACGCTGTTACGAACACAACAGGTGTAACACAAACAGGTATATCTAAAGCTCAATTAGATGTAAGTAACTCAGGTACTACAGTATCATTCGTGCTTCAAGCAATTGATATTTGTCAGGACCCTGATAACTCAGATACCGCAACGAGCAACGCTAATATATTGGTAAGAATTAATCATCACCAATACAGAAGCAGAACAGGCATATAGGAGTATAAAATTATGGCAATATCACGTTCGCAACTAGTAAAAGAACTAGAGCCAGGATTGAATGCACTATTCGGCCTGGAATACAAAAGGTATGAAAATCAGCACGCTGAGATTTATACTACAGAAACATCTGACAGAGCTTTTGAAGAAGAAGTAATGTTGGCTGGATTCGCTGGAGCACCAGTTAAGCAAGAAGGTGCTGGCGTAGTTTTTGATCAAGCAAATGAAACTTTCACTGCTAGATACAATCACGAAACAGTCGCATTAGCTTTCGCAATTACTGAAGAAGCAATCGAAGATAACCTTTACGATAGACTTGCTGCTAGATACACTAGAGCATTAGCAAGATCTATGGCTAACACGAAGCAAGTGAAAGCTGCAAACGTATTGAACAACGCACAAGTAACAACAGTAACTGGTGGAGATGGAGTATCATTAATCAATGCTTCACACCCATTATCTACTGGTGGCGTTTTCTCAAACGTTTTAAGCACTGCTGCTGACCTTAACGAAACATCTTTGGAACAGTCTTTAATCGACATCCAATCTTTCGTTGATGAAAGAGGTTTAAAAATCGCTGCTCAAGGTGTAAAAATGATAATTCCAAAAGAATTACAATTTACAGCTGACAGATTGATGAAAACTCCTCAAAGAGTAGGAACAGCAGATAACGACATCAACGCTATTGTTTCAATGGGAATGGTACCTCAAGGTTACAGAGTTAATAACTTTTTAACTGACAGTGACTCATTCTTCTTATTGACTGATGTACCTAACGGCATGAAAATGTTTGTTAGATCACCAATCAAAACAGCAATGGAAGGTGACTTCGATACTGGAAACGTTAGATTTAAAGCTAGAGAAAGATACTCATTTGGATTTTCTGATCCAAGAGCTATCTTTGGTAATGGTAAATTACCAACAGCTTAATACTAAATAACAGTATTACAAATTTAAGGGGCGGTGTTCACATCGCCCCTTTTTTTATGTATAATGAAAACGACCTAGATTAAATTATTATGTCGACTGGCTAGGCAGACGGTATAGAGACGACATAACTAACGCTATACAAAGGAGAAAATTATGGCTAACACAACATTTTCGGGACCGGTACGATCGGAAAACGGTTTTATTGGAGCAACGAAAAACGCGTCTACAGGTGTTTTTACAAATGTATTCGCAATTAGTTCAACAGGTGCTTACACAGGTACAAAACTTGTTGCACAAGGAACGGCAGACGTAATCGTAGCATCAACAGCTGGAACAACTGAGGTACAATTCTCTCAGCCAGACAATTCTATCATTACTTCTATTGACATTGTTTGTACTTCTGCACCAACTTTAACAGGATCTGGTGACATTGGTTTCAAAGTAGGAACTGCAACAGGTGGAGCACAATTAGTAGCTGCAATCACAGATCAAATTCTTGATGGCGGAACTACTGTTCCCGCAGGAGCTGGTTACAACTTAACATTAATAAACACAACTGGAAGTGATGCATCACCTGCAGCATCTCCAGCAGCTAACGTTTCTGGCGCAGCGAGAAATATTTTCTTGCAAATTACAAACACTGCAAACGCATCAGCTAACGGTAACTTTAGATTTATTATAAACATTCAACAGTTTTAATAAATTAAATTAACTAGTGCTCCTTCGGGAGCACCTAATTTGGAGAAAATATGTCAAGTACAAGTATACAGGCGAAAATGTTTAAAGCTGTCTCAGCAAGCGCAACAGCTATTGCTGCTGTGCAATCTCCATCAGGTGCAGGAAATATGACCCTGACTGGATCTGCTGTGAATGACGGCTCAAACATGTCAACGACTGTTACACTAACCTCTGCTAACAATAACGCTTCTGTTTCTTTTACAATCACAGGAACTGACGCGAGTGGTAATGCTGCTTCTGAAACAATTGGTACTGGTCCAAATAACAACACGGTAACGGGATCAACAAAGTTTCTAACAGTGACTCAAATCAGTCACTCAGCAACTATTTCAGCAGTTTCTGCTGGATTTACAGCAACGACTGATACTACTGGTATCGTATTTGCTGGAGCGACAAGAGTTAGAGGAATGCATGGAGTATCAAAATCTTCAGCTGCTGGAGCTATGATCATTAGAAACGGATCTCAAACAGGAGATAAAAGATTAGAACTAGATGCACCTGCTGCAGCTGGTATGATTGATCCTTATATCCCTGATGAAGGTATCCGTTATCCTGATGGTGCATATATCGACATCAGTGGTGGATTTGATAGTGTAACGGTATTTTTCGATGGAAGTTACTAAATATACTTTAGAACTTTTAAAATTAAAGCGTGGAGGCGATGTTATGCCTCCACGAAGTAAAAAGTATTTTCGTGCTACTAAAAAAGGTGCGGGAATGACAGCAGCAGGTGTTGCAAGATATAGGGCTCAAAACCCTGGATCTAAATTGAAAACTGCTGTTACAGGAAAAGTAAAACCTGGATCTAAGGCTGCAAAGAGGCGTAAATCATTTTGTGCTAGAAGTGCTGGACAAATGAAGAAGTTTCCAAAAGCAGCTAAAGACCCAAACTCTAGATTAAGACAAGCTAGAAGGAGATGGAAATGTTAGAAAATATTAAACAAAAAATTTTATGGATATCCAGAGAGATTCCTAGAAGAATTAAACTTATCTGGAACAAATGGGTAAGTTGGGTATTTAAAGGTTTCTATAAATAATTTATGGCAACAAAAAAACCTAAAAGTAAACTAGAATGGTTTAAAAAAAACATAGTAATAGTTCCGGTTGTTGGAGCAATCCTTGCCGGAACTTTTACGTCTGTCAGATATGTACTTACTATGACAGATACTATTCAAATTAATAAAGAAATACTTACACAAGTAACTCAAGATCTTGAATTACAAAAAGAAGCGCTCAGTGATATTAAAAATAGATTAGCAAGAGCAGAAGCCACTTGGGACATGGCTGAAAATATATTTCAACAATTAGCAGATCAAGTGAGGCAACATGAATACGATATCAAAGATCTTAACAGGTAATCTATTCTGGGTTATCTTTTTTCTGTTTGTGGTAACATCAGCACAAGCACGTAACGAATACCTTAATGATGGTGCTTACGCATGTGAAAGAGGCCATTGGGAGACCTATACAGAGGTAAGACAACACGAATATAAATCGGGCACAAGTGATGAATATCAAGATCAAACATTAGGTTTTAGATTTAGAATGCCTTTTGGTGCAGTGTGTGATGAAGAATATATTGCAGAACAAAAGAAAAAACAAAAATTAAAAACTCAACTTGAATTAGTAAAAGAGTGTAAAAGAGTACCTAAAATCAATCCTCCACCAGTAGAGTTTGCTGAATTAATAAATATGTGTTTAAAATTAGGTGTTACATCTACATCATATTCTGATGATAGACCTGATGCTAGTATTAGTTATTGGACTGTGCTAAAAGATAATTGGAAAAAAGAGAACCCTGATAGACCAGTGTTCGAAGGACAGTAATGGCAAATAAACCAATGAAAATATCCGAAGAGGCCGCTGTGCAAATGCCTATGAAGACCGTTGCCAGTTTGATCGCGATGGTAGCCATCGGAACCTGGGCATATTTTGGATTGCACGAAACGCTTAACAATCACTCAACACAATTAGAATTAATAACAAAAGATTTAGAACAAAACACAGAGTTCAGAATTAAATATCCAAGAGGTGAGTTAGGTCAATCAGCTGGAGAAGCTGAACTTTTTATGATTGTGGAACACGTTAGTGGTTTATTAGAAGATGTAGAGGCAGAGATTAAGAGTATGAGAAATAATGCTGTTAATATAGAATTTTTAAAGAAAAGAACTGAGAAGCTAACTGAAGATGTAGAGAAACTAATTAGAAATGGGAGTCATCAATGATAGAAACTGTATTTGCTTTATTGCTTACATTAAACGGAACGATGATAGAGCATGTATATAAAAACTCGTTATCCGATTGTTTGAAATCCAAGCGTATCGCGCAGAACGAGGTCAATCCCGAGCGAGTTGTATTTACTTGTAAAAAGGTAAAAGCTAAGACTGAAATATACATGGATCGTAAGAAAATTTTAAGTATAGTAGAGTAATGAAACTTCCTTACGAATTTAGAATGATAGTTTTATTCTGTGTGGGTGCGTTTGTTCCTATTATGATTCACCATATAGTTTATAAACTATGGGACGTAAGTGTATTGAGAGCTGCAGAAATAACTTTCTTATTATGTATTCCTGTGGCATATTGGATGGCTCGTAAAATTAATGAACGGTGGCATGACGATCAAGAATAATATATATTTAAAATATGAGCTACTTGAACGCAAACATACCAGTTACATATGCACAAATTAGGAGAGAATATTTATATGATCTTAAAAAACATCATGGAGAAGTTGAAGACTGTATTATTTTTGGTATTACGTCTATTACGGGACGTTCCTTACTTTTTCATTGTATTATGGAAAATGGAGCTGTCTACTATCGTTTACCGATATCTGCATTCATTCAAAGAGGCTTTAAACCGGATGATGTTCCTAAACGTAGGCTTGATGAGTTGGTTCTATGGAACTGTTTTAGTTACTATCCTGCTGTTACTTCTTGGGATATTCTAGACGGTCAAGCAGGAAAATATATTGGTAAAGATAAAAAGTGGCATTCAGGTGCTTATCTTTTTACTGTAGATTTTGCACACCCCGAAAGTAATATTATAGATACAGACCATTCTGAAATACCACACGAACATAAATGTGCACATATATTGGCTTTAGATGATGGTAATTATGCAGCACAACCAAACAACAGGTTGATTTGGGACATTCCATCCTTTACAGTTAAGGATAATGTACCAGATTGGAAAGTACAAACTTCTGAGTGGAATGTGGAAGATTCCAGAAAGTGGCAAACAGAAGATACAGATAAATTTTTTTATGAAATAGAGGAGAAAAAATGAAGTTAACAGCAAACATAACATTAGACGAGCTTACCAAAAGCCAAATAGCTGAAAGGAAGGGTATTAATAATAATCCTAACCCACAGCAAATTGAAAATCTAAAAGCGTTAGCAGTAAACATACTACAACCAGTTCGTTCACACTTTGAAAAACCATTAATCATATCATCAGGATTCCGTTGTGCTCAGCTCTGCCTAGAAATTGGAAGTTCAGTAAATTCTCAACATGTAGCAGATGACCAAGCGGCTGCAGCAGACTTTGAAATACCTGGCGTGGATAACAGAGAGCTAGCTTCGTGGATTAAATCAGAGTTAGAATTTGATCAATTGATCCTTGAGTTCTACCGAGACAACGAACCAACTTCGGGCTGGATACATTGTTCATATTCGTCAGGCAACAACCGAAATCAATCTTTAAGAGCACAAAGAGTGGATGGTAAAGTTTCTTATACACCTTGGTTAGAATGATAAAGGTTATTGATAATTTTTTAGAAGATCAACATTTTAAAAAAATTCAAGAACACTTTCTATCAAGTACAATACCTTGGTATTGGATGGATCAAGATGTTCCATTAGAGGATGAACAAAAAAACTTAAGTAAGAATGGTTTTTTTAATCATTGTATTTTTAATCATTGGCAATTTTTAGCACCACATTCTAAAGAAATAGAATTACTTTTAACGAAATTAAATATTGTAGCCCCTATACAAATTAGAGCTAATTTAAACTTGCGGGATGTTGATTCTATTAGTTCAAAATGGCATGTAGATTATCCAGATATACCAAATAATAAAACAGCTATTTTTTATTTGAATAATAATAATGGTAAGACAATTTTAGATGATAATGGTAAACACAGAGAAGTTGACAGTAAGGAAAATAGAATGTTAATATTTGATGGAGACATAAAACACAAAGCTAAATATCAAACAGACGTACATAAAAGATATTTATTGAATATTAACTACGTGTAGAAGGTAATTTAATGGCAATAACTAGAAGTCAAATAAAAAAACAGTTAGAACCTGGTCTTGGAAGAGGTTGGGGAAGAGCAGAAAAAAGCAAATTTAGAAAAGTGTTGGAAAAAACACATGGTAAAATCTACAAATCCAGTCGCAAAAAGTCTAAGGTCTAGAACATTCAAGCCTAAAGTGATACAATCCAAGAAGTTGTACAACCGTAAAAAAAAGAGAATTGACACTCTTAATGCGGCCGCACAAATAAAATTGGAGGAGTCAGATGACAAAACTATGTCCTAGAGGTAAAGCCGCAGCGAAAAGAAAATTCGCAGTGTACCCAAGCGCATATGCTAACGCCTATGCCAGTAAAATTTGTGCAGGTAAAATTAAAGATCCTTCTGGAAAAAGGAAAAAAGATTGGGGTCCTAAAAAAGCTTCAAAAGGAGCTTCGATAAAAATTAATAAAGTAGCTAAGGCTTTGACCAAAGCTTCAAAACTACATGCTGCTCAAGCAAGAACTCTGAAAACAATTAAAGCTAAAGATGGTTATCATAATGATCAACCCATAAAACAAAAAGATAAAATAATTTTAAATAAAATGCCTGAAGTTGGTCAGGATTATAATGGTCCTTATATTAAAGGTGATCTTGATGGACAAAAAGTTTCAAATAAATCATACAGAAAATATTACAAGGGTATGATCTAATGGCTAGAGGTACTTGTTGGGTAGGATACGAACAAAAAGGAATGAAGAAAAAAGGAAATAAGATGGTTCCTAATTGTGTTCCTGCTGGAATGAAAACAGGTGGTTTAAAAAAATGGTTTCAAGAAAAATGGGTAGACATAGGTTCTAAAAAGAAAGGTGGAGGTTACAAAGAATGTGGAAGAAAATCTGCAAGTGGATCAAAAAGAAAATATCCAAAGTGCGTCCCTGCTGCAAAAGCAGCAAGCATGACAGAATCCCAGAGACGGAGTGCCGTTGCAAGGAAAAGAAGTAGAGCACAAGGAGTAGGTGGTAAACCTACAAATGTAAAAACTGTTTTAAAAAGAGATATGGGTGGAGATGTTAAAAAATTAAAACCCAAAGGAACTTTAAAGTTAAATTTGTTTGAAATTTCAGGTCCACCACCAGACCCTAATTTAGCAAATTTAGAAAAAAATATTAGGATGTCTAAAGCAAGAATAAACCCTGAATTAAATTACAACACAATTTATAAAAAGGGTGAGTTGAATATAAGTGCTAAAAAAGATAGTATGAGAATAACGTATAGGAAAAGGTTTTAATTATGGCAACATCAGGATCAACATCATTTAATTTAAATATTGACGAGGTAATAGATGAAGGCTTCGAAAGATGTGGTGGGATAAGACCAAGCACAGGTTATGATTTAAAAACAGCAAGAAGATCATTAAATTTATTATTTTCTGATTGGGGAAACAGAGGAATACATCTTTGGAAAGTTGAATTAAATGAACAAGCATTAACAGCAGGCACAGCTACGTACAGTGTTGCGGCAACTGTAAGTGATGTTTTAGAGGCTTACATATCAACAACAGCAGCAGCATCTGATAACGCTAATACACAAGATGTAGCGCTTACAAAAATAGACAGATCTGCTTATTCAGCTAAACCTAATAAATTAGCAACAGGACAACCATCACAATATTATGTTGATAGACAAGTAACTCCAAAAATAAGTTTATATGTTGCACCTGATGCATCAACATACACAACTTTAAAATATTACACTATAAACAGAATTGAAGACGCAACAGCTTACAATGATCAACAAGCTGATGTAGTTTACAGATTTTTACCATGCATGTGTGCAGGTCTAGCTTATTATTTAGCTATGAAAAAAGCACCTGAAAAACTTGAAGCAATGAAATTAATATACGAAGATGAAATGAAAAGAGCTTTGGAAGAAGACGGGCAGAGAACATCATTATATATCTCACCTCAGTCGTACTTTCCAAATGTATCATAATGGCTAAATATGCAAGCGGTAAAAGATCATTAGCAATATCTGATAGAAGTGGATTAGCTTTTCCATATCAGGAAATGGTTACAGAATGGAATGGCTCTTTTGTTCACTTATCTGAATATGATCCTAAACAACCACAAATTACGAGAAGAAGAAACGTAACTGATGCTATCGCATTAAGAACAGTAAGACCTCAAAGATTTCAACAACCTAAAACTGTTGCTTCTAATGATGATACATTAGCTGATTCTGGTGGAACTATGGTTGGCGTGGCTAATCTAAGTTTACCTGGCCAATTTGCATTTAAAACACAAGACTTTGAAATTACAAGAAATGGGGTAACGTCTATATTACATAGTATGATTCCAGAAGATCCTTCATTACAAAACAGAAGAAGAGAAGCTTCAACATTTTTAGGAAACATAACAGTGAGTATTTCATAATGGCTATTACACATTCAGATTTTTTAACACAAGTACGAAACTTTACAGAAGTAGATAGTAATGTTTTAAGTGATAGTATTTTAGATCAATTTATAAGAAATGTAGAATTAGAAATAGCAGGACAAGTTGATTATGATGATTTAAGAAAGTATTCCACATCAAATTTCACAGCTAATAATAGATATGTTATTTTACCAGCTGATTGTATTTTAGTTAGATCTGTCCAGCACATTGCAGCAAATGGGACTAGATCTTTTTTAGAAAGAAGAGATACAAGTTTTATAACAGAATTTAATCCAACAGATGCAACAGGCACACCTAAATACTGGGCTAATTGGGAAGATAATGTTCAACAAGGTCCTGTTATTTTAGTTGCTCCAACACCAGCAGCAGCCGATACAGTTCAGGTCAACTTTATTAAAGATCCACCACATTTTGATAGTTCAACTAGCACTACACTTTCAAAACAACATGAACAGCTATTATTATACGGAGTGCTTAAAGAGGCTTATGGTTTCTTAAAAGGACCTGAAGACCTATACAAACTGTATTCTGACAGGTATAATCAAAGCATACAAGCTTTTGGTCTACAACAAATGGGTAGACGAAGAAGAGGAGAATACGACAGTGGAGTTCCTCGAATTAAAATACCTTCACCGTCACCATAATTTTATAAGGAGATAAAATGGCAATAACAACTAACGCAATCTGTAATTCTTTTAAAAAAGAATTATTAGAAGCAACTCATAATTTTAGTAACCCTGGTGGAAACTCATTTAAGTTATCAATGTACGGAACACCGGCTACTTTAGGAAAATCAACAACGTCTTTTACTACAGGCGGACAAGTAACATCACCAACAGGTGGATATTCGTCAGGTGGTAAAGCTCTTGTTAATGTAGGAACATCACTAGCAACAAACACAGCAATAACGGATTTTGCTGATTTATCTTTTGTTGGTGTAACAATCACAGCAAGAGGCGCTTTAATTTATAACGACACTAATGGCGATAAAGCAGTGGCTGTATTAGATTTTGGCGGTGAAAAAACTGCAAGTAACGGAACTTTTACAATTCAGTTTCCAGCATTTACAACGGCAGCAGCAATATTGAGAATCGCATAACTTAAAGGAGGAGCCTGCTATGGCGAACATTATTAATTTGTTTTTCATAGCGGGTTCTCCGTTATTCCCCGAGGTAATACATGGCTGATAATAAATGGGGTCAAGGTCAATGGGGTATAAACGATTGGGGCGATCAAGCTAACGTAACTGTCGCTGTATCAGGTCAAAGTTCAACAACATCATTAGGAACACTAACAGATGTTTCAGGAGAAATAAATCAAGGTTGGGGAAGATTATTTTGGGGTGAGAACGCTTGGGGTGTTGCAGGTGACATCGTTGCCTTAGGTCAATCTTTATCAACCAGTATAAGTGGAGCAACTGCAAAATTTGGTTCAAGTGATTCGCCAACAGGACAAAGCCTTACTCCATCTGTTGGATCATCATCAATTGAAATTGCAACAGTAGTTGCAGTAACAGGTCAAGCTTTAGCAAGTTCAGTAGGCACAGCTTCAGAAGCTACTGGAGGAGCAACAATTATTCCAACAGGACAGGCAGCAACTACAAACGTTGGTGCAGCAACAATAGATGAACGATTTTTAATTGGTGAAGGTTGGGGTAGATTATCTTGGGGTAACTTAGTATGGGGAGGAGCTTTCTCTGCTGTTGCACAAGGTCAATCAATGTCAACTTCGCTTGGCTCACCTTCAGTTGTAGTAGATCACCAAGTATCTCAAACAGGTTTAAATCTTTTAACTATAACTCAAGGTTTAGAGTCAATTGTAATTGATGGAAACATTACTGTCTTTGTAGGTGAACCTGCACTACAAACATCGTTAGGTCAACAAAGTTTAGTTCAAACAACTAATGAAAGTGTTTCAGGTCAAGCATTAGCAGGATCAATTGGTCAAGTAGTTCCTGAGCCAAAAATACCTGTGGATGTAACAGGAATATCAGCTTCACTTTCTTTAGGTTCTATTACATTAGTTCAAACAACAGTCGAGGCAGTAAGTGGTCAAGCAGTTACTTCAGCAATAGGATCAGCTAGCCAATCATCAATATATCCTGTAACTACTGCAGGTGCATTATCTACATCTGTGGGATCAGTAGCAATTACAGGTACTGCAGGTATTAGCGTTTCTGGTATAGGGTTGACAGCAAGCATTGGCTCACCTAATGTAACAACATGGCAGGAGATAGATCCTGGGGTAACTAATAATTGGTCCGAGGTTGATCTTGCTGCTTAATTAAGTTAAAATAAGGATTATATGGCATCAAATTATTCTACAGACCTCAAATTGGAGTTAATGACAACTGGCGAAAACGCTGGTACATGGGGTGATAAAACTAATACAAACTTAAACTTAGTACAACAAGCAATAGCTGGTTTTGAACAAGTAACATTATCAAGTGGTGGAACATTAGCACTTGCTATGTCAAATGCAGCACTTTCAAATGCTAGAAACATGGTAATTAAATTTGCTACAGCATCTATCGCTGCTAGCACAGTTTGTACTATACCTGACAGTATTGAAAAATTTTATATCTTTGATGCAACAGGTTTAACTAACCCAGCAAACTTAACTATTAAAACTGCATCAGGAACAGGCTTTACATTAGATGCAGCAAAAATTTACGCAGCTTATTCAGACGGCACAAATTTAAAAGAAGTTTCTTTAGATACTTTAGGTGGAACAGTAGCTGCAGCTCAAATAGCTTCAGACGCTGTAACAACAGCAAAAATTTTACAATCAAACGTAACACAAAATAAAATGGCACCCAATGCAGTTGGGACTGTACAAATTTTACAATCAAATGTAACTCAAAATAAAATGGCTCCTAACGCTGTAGGAACTGTTCAAATATTACAATCAAATGTTACGTTAAATAAAATGGCTGCCAACTCTGTTGGACCAAGTCAATTACAATCAACTGCAGTGACTGCAGGAACTTACACAACAGCAAACATAACTGTTGACGAAGACGGAAGATTAACAGCTGCAGCTTCAGGAGCAGCAGGTGGAAATAACATGATCTACGTTACAACTTTAACACATACGAGTAATCCTTCTGGAACTTACACAGCCAATCCAGCAGCAACTAAAATTCAAGTGCACCTTGTTGGAGGTGGCGGAGGAGCATTTTTTAATCCTTCACCAAACGGCCCACCAGGTGGTACAGCTGGACATGGTGGTTATGGAATTTTCCATACAACAATTACACAACCATATTCCGTTCCCTACACAGTAGGAACAACAGGAGCTAATGGTGGAAATAGCACAGGAGCTGGGGGCGCAACAAATTGGGGCGGTCCTAACGGACACACTGCAAACGGTGGTACAGCTAATCACCCAGGTGCTTCTGGAACTTTTGGACCTTCAACTCAAGGAATTGATATGACTCCTAACTACAATAACCAAGTATCTGAAAGAAGTTTTATTTTTGGATACGGAACATATGTTACTGGAGGACCAAGCGGAACTTTCTTAGGAATGGAAAGCAGAGGAGGAAACCCTGCTACTAGACCTGGATCACCATCAAATCAACAATCACCTGCCACTATTAGTAATACTGGTGGTGGAATTGTAATTTACGAGGATATAGCAGGATAATAATATGGCAGCTACAATAATTCATAGAGGTGATAGTGTTATTAAAATCGCTCCTCCAGGAGTTGATCCAAATGATATCGTCCCAAACTGGTCTATCGAAGCAACAACTATGGAAATAAGTGATGCTGATTACGACTGGCTTGTTGAAGGTAATAGTTTTAGTTTTGATGGAACTACTTTTACACAGCAGCCTGCAGTCGAAACAAATAGAGTTTTAGTAAATTGGCAAGAAGAGATTGATAATTTCATTGCAGCTTATGAACAAGCTACAAACTTTCCTGAAAATCAACCGGATGCTGATAACGCACTTACTTTAATTAGAGCTTTAGACAGAGACACATGTCCTGCTAACCCAAGTAATCCTATCGATACAATTCTTGCTGAAGCGGGCACACCAATTCGTCCTCTTATATCAATGAAATAATAATTGTAATTTGGACTTGATTCTAATATAAGAATCATAATGATTTATAAGAACATTGAATTCAAAGCAGATAGTTTAGTCATTCAATCACATAAAGAAAGAAATATTTTACCACAACCTATTAAGTTGAATATTCCAAAATGGTTTAAGTCTTTAAATCATAGTGTTGATGATAAGACAATCAAAGGCTGTATACCTTTTTTGGAAACATTACAAACAGGATATTTAATTAGAAACTATCAGGATACTCACATAAGACATAACATGTTAAATGAATGGGACGGTCCTGATGGAAAAAAAGTTCATGGTAAAGGAGAAGTAAAGTATTCAATCTCTGATCCTGATTTAGGTAGAAGAATAAACTATCCAGAAGGACCTCAATTACACAGCCCAAAACAATTAGGAGAATCGCCTCTTGTTGCAAAAAATAAAAATTTAGAATTTCACAAAATTTTAAACCCTTGGATTATTGTTACGCCTCCTGGGTATTCTTGTCTTTTTACAGCACCTCTGAATAATAGAGATGATAGATTTGAGATTATATCTGGCATCGTAGCCACTGATACTTATTACAATCATATTAATTTTCCTTTCACTTTAAACGGTGATAAATATGAACAGATAGATACAATTATTAAAGTGGGTACACCTGTTGTACAAGTAATACCTTTTAAAAGAGAATCTTGGTCTCACTCCATAGGTCCTGTTGATATAAAGAAAAAATATAGTGTTATTAATAGTATACAAGCAAGTTTTTTATATGCCTATAAAAGATTTTTTTGGAGAAAAACGAGATGGAAATAAAAGATCTAGTGAAAGTTTATGATAATGCCATAAGTCAAGGGGATGTAAATAAAATTCTCTTGTATTGTAGAAGTGTAGAAGAATTTCAAAAAGGTAAGATAGGTAATGACGAAGGTGTTGAAAATACAAACATTAGAAAAGTTTTCTTGCATGAAGTAGCTCCTGTTAAAAAAAGCATGACAATGGCTTTTATTCATAATTATTTAAAAACAACTTTCTTTAATTTCTTCTTTAGATATAAACAAGAGACAGGATGTACGCTTAACATGAATTTCATAAATGAAATGAGCATATTAAAATATGAACCAGGTCATTTTTTTAGACCACACTTTGATGCAGGTACAACTCCTATTAGAAATGTCAGTTTTATCTTAATGTTAAATAATGATTATGAAGGTGGTGAATTAAGTTTTTTTGATCCTGACTGTAAAACAAATGAATATACGGTAGATGTTAAACCAGGCAGATTAATTGTTTGGCCTAGTTATTGGATGTTTCCACATGGAGTAAAACCAGTGACAAAAGGGATAAGATATGCCATAGTTTCTTGGGGGCAATAATGGAAGGTAAATATAAAAAAATAGAAAATTTTGTATCACAAGACGTTTTAGATCTTTTAAAAAATTATTGTAAAATTACTCATAGAATAAATTGTGATGAGTTTGACACACAACCTGGACACACAACAACAGGTTATTATGGCCATCCTATCATGGAAGGCTTAATGATTAAACAAACGAAGAAGATTGCTGAAATTGTAGGTAAGAAAGTAATGCCAACTTATTCATATTGGCGGTCTTATACTATGGGAGATATTTTACCAAAGCATAAAGATAGACCTGAATGTGAATATAGTGTTACTTTAATGATAGACTCGTGTGGTACAGAGTGGCCTATATATCTAGAGGGAACTCCAATTAATTTAAAGCCAGGTGATGGTATTGTTTATAAAGGATGTGAAGCTGCGCATTGGAGAGAAACCTTTACTGGAGATTATCATGCCCAATGTTTTCTACATTATTATGATCCTGAAACAAATAAAAAAGCTCAAGCTGTAGATGGAAGGGCATTATGGGGTATGAAAAAACCTTTCAATCCGAATGCCAATCGATAAATTAATTAAAACTGAACTTAAAAGACCTGCTTTATTAATTGAAACTAAATTAGATGTAGATGCTAATTATTTTATTTCTGAAATTAATAGAATGCTAGAAATAAAAAATTTAGATTTTGTTACAAACGTAAAGGGGCAAATGACAGATTGGAAAGCTTTTAACAAAGATGAAAACTTTCAAAAAACATTAGCAAAAGCTTACGGAAAATTATCAAAACACTTATCAGGTCCTTTCACGTTGCAAGATTCTTGGGGTATCAAAATGCAAGGATCTGCTCAAACAACATCACATAACCATGCTAAGTTTGATTATGCTGGTGTGTTATATTTAAATAACTCTAATCAGCCTTTGGTATTTCCTGAGCTTGATGTAGAAGTTATACCTAGAGAAGGTGTGTTTGTTGTATTCAACGGATTCATATTTCATGAAGCCCCCCATGAACAATTAACTGACCCTAAGTACGCAATAGCCTTTAATTTCAACGTAGTACAAAGATTTTAAGGTGCTTGCCTTTGTTTATTTATTAAACTGAAGGTGTTATAATCTGATATGCCTTTAGCAAAAGTAACAATAGCACCTGGTTTCGACAAACAATCTACACCTTCTGATGCAGAAGGAAGATGGGTAGATGGGGATAATGTTAGGTTTAGATATGGCGAACCTGAAAAGATAGGTGGTTGGTCAGCATTAGTAAATAAAAAATTAGTAGGCTCTGCACGAGGACAACATGTTTGGGCAGATACTAATGGTAAAAGGTATGCAGCAATAGGTACAGACAAAGTTTTAGTAATTTATTACGAAGGTGCTTTTTATGACATTACTCCACTTGAAACAGATAACTACCAAACGGGCGCTAACATTACAACAACCAACGCTTCAGCTACTGTTACGATTACAACAACAGGTGCTCACAATTTAGAAGTTGGAGAAATAACAACGTTTGCAAATGCAGGATCGTTCAATGCGGGCCAAACAGGTTTTACAGCTACAAGTTTTGATGATCAATTGTTTGAAGTTCAAAGCGTGCCCACTACAAAAACTTTTACAATTACGATGCCTTCAGCAGAGACAGGCTCAGGGACAACGAACAACGGAACATTAGATGTTCGACCCTATGAACCAGTTGGACCATTAAATCAAACCTATGGATATGGTTGGGGTACTTATCTTTGGGGTGGTAGAACTGTTGCAACTGTAACCACTACGATGAACAACGGGGGTACTTTAGCCGCTGGAACTACAGCTCAAGTAATTTTAACAGATGCCTCTAGCTTTCCTAGTTCAGGCACAATTAGAATTGGTTCTGAAGACATTACTTACGCATCGAAAAATAGTAATACTCTTCAAACTTTAGGAAGAGGTGCAAACGGAACTACACCTGCTGCACACTCAGACGGATCGACAGTTACTGACATAAGTGATTATATAGGCTGGGGAGACGCTTCTTCTTCGAGTTCAGTAAGTATCGAACCTGCAAACTGGTCTTTAGATAATTTTGGAAACATTTTAATAGCAACAATTTCTAATGGAAAAACTTTTACCTGGGATCCAACGGCAAGTAACGCTTTACAAACTAGAGCTGTCATAGGCTCTGGAATGCCAACAAAATCTGTAATGACCCTTGTATCTGATAGAGACAGACATTTATTTCATTTCGGAACAGAAACAACTATAGGAACAGCGACATCACAAGACAAAATGTTTATTAGATTCTCCGATCAAGAAAGTTTAAGTGATTACGAACCTACTTCAACGAACACCGCAGGGACATTTAGATTAGATGATGGCACAAAAATTGTAGGAGCTTTTAAAGGTAAAGATTATATTTTAGTCTTAACAGATACCGCTGCTTATGAAATGCAATTCGTAGGTCCACCTTTTACTTTCTCAATTAGAAAAGTAGGATCTAACAATGGTTTACTTGGGCAACACGCAGGAGTATTTGCAAATGGTGCTGTATATTGGATGGGTAAAACAGGTGGCTTTTACGCTTATGATGGAACAGTAAAATCATTACCTTGTTTAGTAGAAGATTTTGTTTTTACCACTGATGGTAGTAATCCTGGTTTGAACTATGATTCAGGGCAATTAGTTTTTGGTGGTATAAATGAATTATATTCTGAAATAAATTGGTTTTATCCAACGAATTCATCATCAGTTGTAGATAAAGTAGTAACCTATAATTTTGCCGAGGATGTTTGGACTACAGGCACTCTTGATAGAACAACGTGGGTAGGCTCTACAGTTTACGAACAACCTTATGCTACTGATTACAATGCTTCAGAGACTCCTACATTCCCAGTTGTAAATGGTGTGTCAAACGGAGCTTCAATTTATTATGCACACGAGGTTGGAGTTAATCAAGCAAACGGTGATGGAACAGAAACAGCTATACCTTGTTTTATAAAATCAGGTGAGTTTGATTTAAATGGTAATGCTGGTGTTCCAGGAGATGGAGAGTATATAATGAGTATAAGTAGATTTTTACCTGACTTCAAAAGAATAAGTGGTAATGCAAAAGTAACTATATTTTTAAATTCTTTTCCTCAAGGAACCACAGCGGCTTCAAGTCCTTTAGGACCTTTTACAGTAAGTAGTTCCACAACAAAAATTAATACTAGAGCTAGAGCTAGATTAGCTGCAGTTCAAATAGAGAATGAAAACTTAGACGAGAGTTGGAGATATGGTACGTTTAGATTTGATGTTAGAATAGATGGTAGAAGATAATGGCAAAGATAACAATACAAATACCTGAGCCTAAAACAGAATACTCTCAAGAAGACCAAAGACAAATACTACAAGCTTTTAGAACTTTACAGTCTCAGTTGAACTTTTCATATGAGAATGATATAAAAAATGACACTAATGCATTTAATTATTTTTTATCATAATGACCATACAATATAAAAATCAAGGTATAAATCTAACTACAACAGGCACAGCTTCTGTTTTAACGTGTCCTACAAGTGCAACTTTTTTAATAAGACAAGTACAAGTTGATAATTCTAGTGGAAGCCCAGTAAACTTATCCGTGCAAGTAACTGATACATCTGCTTCAACTACCTACTCAATTTCAAGGAAAGCTATTGCTGCTAACACTGTTTCGAATATAATTACGCAAACATTAGTTCTAGAAGGCGGTGATATTTTAAAAATGACAGCAGGCACTGCAAATGAAATACAAGGCATTATATCCTACGCACAATTAGATAGATCTCAGGAAAATGGTTAAAAAAACAGTTTTATTTACTGAATCTATACAGCATTTAAAGATAATAAATGACGACTTCAATAATCTTTTATTATCCAAACTTAAAGAGGCAGAAGATAAAAACTACCTAAACAAAGCCTCTAATGTTTTTGGAATTCAAACTAAAGACGTAATGTGTGAAGAAATATTTACTTTTATTAAAGTTATTATGGATCAATGTTTAACAAATTTATTTAGAGGACATAGCACAAAATTTCACATTACAAACTTTTGGATTAACAGAAACAATAAGGGATCATTTAATCGAACGCACATTCATCCAGGAGGTCACCTTTCTGCTGTCTATTATGTTAAAGCACCAAAAAATTGTGGGGACATTATATTTTCTAATCCTAATATAGCTTCTGTTATGCAAGGTTTTGATAAGTTAGAGGATCCAGAATTTCAGTCTGAGGTTTCAGTTAAACCAGAAGCAGGGACATTTATTTTATTTCCAGCATATATGCCTCATGAAGTACAACCTAATCAAAGTGATGAAGAAAGAATCTCTGCCTCATTTAATGTACAAGTAGAGTTAGTAGATGGGTAAAAGAAAACCGTTATTTGGTGTAAGTAATTATACTAAAAGAACTCCCAAAAAAAGGCCTGGTAGGCATAATAAAAGTTGGTCAAAAAGAGTACCAAGGAGAAAACGCAGTCGTGGACAGGGACGATAAATTATTGTAAAAAAATGTATGTCTATACAAAATAAAATTAAATGTGAAACAAAAACAATCTACAGAAGTATTAAAACTAATGAAAGATATGAAACAGAAGCAGCTTTTTTAGAAAATCATCCTAAAGAAGATCTTGCTACTGATGTAGAAGTTCTTGTTCCAGATTTACCCATATTTAGTAAAACTAAGTCATGAAGGCAGAAAACATAATTTTTGGTCCTATCCTGTTTAGATGTCAGGTTGAACAAGATAGTGTAAATAAAATTAAGTCTCTTTGCAATCAAGACGAAAACAATTCGTTTGCTGAAAACCTAGTTGGTGATTTCAAATCAGAATACCGTATTGATAGGGAAAAGTATCAAGCTATTTTAGAACCCCAATTTAATTTCTTCCGTGAAAATTATAATAATTACTTCAAAGCCAATATAGGTAATATTAAGGTTGTAAGCTCTTGGGTAAATTATATGAAAGCGGGAGATTTTAATCCAGTACATATACACGAAGATTGTGATTTTTCTACAGTGATGTTTTTAGAAGTACCTGGGGATTTGGTAAAAGAAGCAAACGAGGACCTTAAGGGTACAGGCTCAACAACACCACCTGGATCAATAAATTTTTTTTATGGAGAAAAATTACCACATAGTAGTAACGGTAGAGTTTTTTTACCTTTTGTTGGCCATCTATTTATATTTCCATCTTGGCTAGAACACGCAGTTTATCCTTTTAAAAGTTCTGGTAATAGGGTATCAGTAGCTTCTAATTTAATTATAGAAAAAATATGAAACCAGCAGGCGGAACAGAATTACAACATGAATTTTTAAAGAAGCATGTAGCTTCAGAATTATTAGACCACTTTCAAATATGCACGTCAGTACCAGGCAAAGTTCCCATAGCAGCCAATAAGATAAATATACTTTGGCAAAAGATGGCACCCGATCAACCACACTTTCAAGAATTTTTTAAAGACCCAGAGCAAATAAAACAATACGATTACTTTGTGTTCAATAGTCATTGGAACTATGAACAATTTCGTAAGCAGTTCAATATACCATTAGAAAGATGCACCGTAATTAAAAATGGAATACTTGATTTTAAAAAAAGAGATCCAGCACCTAAAAGAGATAAAATTAAATTGATATATCATCCAACTCCTTGGAGAGGCTTATCTATTTTACTAGGTGCCATGCAACTTATAGATAATAAGAATATAGAACTAGATGTTTACAGCAGTACACAGATATACGGTGATGATTTTAAAAAAGAAAATGACCAAGGATATCAAGCGTTATATGACCAAGCAAAAAAATTACCTAATGTAAATTACATTGGGTATAAATCTAATGAATATATACTTGAAAACTTACATACTTATGATGCTTTTGTGTATCCAAATATTTGGGAAGAAACTTTTTGTATCTCTGCACTTGAAGCATTAGCTTGTGGTTTGTTTGTAGTAACAACGGACAACGGAGCACTTTACGAAACTTGTTCAGAGTTTCCTGTGTATGTGCCATACGATACTAATTTTAAAAATTTAGCTCATCAATTTGCAGCCATTATTGATGGGATACCTAATCAAATAAATTCAAAAGGATGCCATAATCATCTTAACTATCAATCTAATTTTTTTAATCATTTTTATAACTGGAAGAATATAGCGGGACATTGGGAACAGTTTTTGAGAGGAGCTTTAAATGCAAGACCCAAATAAACCAATGTGGTTTGATAAGAAAGATAAAGAAAAAGATAAAGATATAAAAATTCATGACCTTAAAGCAAAAAAGTTTTCTATCTTTGTAGCCACACCATGTCATAGTGATGTATCACTACATTATTTTCAAGCTTGTTTAGAGTTTCAAAAGGTTTGTATGAAGAATGACGTATTAACTTCTTTTCAAATTATGAAGTCTTCTCTAGTTACACAAGGTAGAAATTTATGTGTATCTAGTTTTATGGAAAGTAAAGACACACATTTATTATTCGTGGATTCAGATATAGAATTTCAAGCACAGTCTGTGTTTAAAATGATCGCTGCAGATAAAGGTGTTATATCTGTGCCTTACCCACTCAAACAGCTTATGTGGGATAAATGTTGGGATAGATTACAAAACGGTTCTATAAAAAATGCAAAAGATTTAAAATATAAAGGACTCTACACATACCCTATGAAAGTAGTAAATGAAAAAAATATTGAAATAGATAAAGATGGAGTTATTGAAGTAACACACTCTCCTACTGGGTGTATGTTAATTAAGAGAGAAGTTATAGAAAAAATGATCAAGGCTTATCCTGAAAAAGAAATAGTTCAGAAAACTGTCGTAAATGGTGAGCTGATTAACAGACCTTTCTTTTATAATTTATTTGATACTGAATTTGATCAGTCTACGAAAACCTATTTGGGAGAAGATTTTGCGTTCTGCAGAAGATGGAGAAATATAGGTGGTAAATGTTATGCCTTAATAACCGACCGAATTAATCATGTTGGCGAACATCAATATCGAGGTTGTTTTGCTGATGAGTTGATAAAGGTAGACTAAAATGGTAATATTTCCTAATCTGCTAAATTAAGGAGAAAATATTTACATATGGCTTTTCAAGCATTACTTCCATACGCATTAGCCGCTTACGGTGGTTATAGAGGTTACAAAGGATCTAAAGATGCTGGAGGATCAGGACTTCAAAGACTATTAGCTGGAGCGACAGGAGCATACTTAGGATACCAAGGTGGTAAGATGATTCCTGGAGTAGAAGGTGCAGGATTTGGAACTACTGTGCCATCTTTTACACAACTAGGTCCAGTACAAAGTTTAGGAAGAACATTTCCCTTTTTAGGAATTCAACCAACTACAGCAGCACAAACAAAAGAGTTAGCTGCTTTGAATAGTTCTTTTTATGTACCACAAAATACTGATCCTAATACAGGAGGTGGTCTCACAGATATTTTCAATAAATTATTAAGAAGAGAAAGATTAAATCCTGTCACTGGTGTATCTACTGGACAGATGGAGTTTAGTCCTGGCAAAGTTGCAACAGCAATTGGTCTTGGAACATACTTTTCTGGTGCTTTTGATCCTCAACCACAAGATATCTACACGCCAACTTATAATTTAGCTGTAGCAGAATTACAAAAACAAAGAGGTGGTTTTAAATATATTGACCCTGTAACAGGAGATGAAAAAGTTTTTGATCAACCATATATACCTGAGGCTGATCCTGCAAATCAAGGAGACTTTAGACAAGGACCTTATGCAATTGAGAAGACTAGGTTAAAAGCCGGTGGCTTAGCAGAGGTTAAAAGATTTAATGAAGGTGGTGTAAACTATCTTCCAAGTAAAGTGTCTCATGACGAAGACGATGCACATAATTATGTAAGAGCATCGGGTTATGTCGAAGACGGGTCTGGCACAGGAGATAAAGACGAAGATACAATGTTAGCTCAATTAGCAGATGGAGAATTTGTAACAAGAGCAGATGGAGTATTAGGCGCAGGAATCATAGCTGGTGCAAACCCAGGCAGTATGAAAGATATGAGAGAAAAAGGTGCACAATACTTCTACGAACAACAAAAACGATATAAGAGAGTTTTTGATTTATTAGAGGGAAGTAGAAATGCACAAGCCAAAGCCAATTAAACCTGACATATCTGTTTTATCAGTTGAGCCAAAATATATAGATAAGTTTTGGCCTTTATGTGATTTTATGGTTGCAGAGGCCTTAAAGTATTCAGGTGGTATGGCTGAGCCTAAGTATATAAAAGAATTACTCAAAAAAGACGAAGCACAAATGTTTCTTGTGTTTGGTAGTGATGAAGAAGAGTTAAATCAAGTCTTTGCATTATTTGTAACTCGAATCGCTGCTTTACCTAATTACAATCAACTTGAAGCTATTATCTGCACGGGAAGAAAGAGGCATTTATGGGAGGACAAGATAGTGAATACTGTTACAAAATTTGCTAAACTAAATGGATGCAAAAAATTAAGTTTTTGGGTCAGGCCTGGTTGGGCAAGAATTTCAAAAAAATGGGGTTGGAAAGCTAAACATATACAAATGGAAAGAGAAGTTTAATGGGAGTAATATCAAATATTTTTGGAGGAGGAAGTAAAGCTGCTGCACCCGCACCATCAGGTGGAACAGGAATGCAAACTTCAATTATAAGGGAAGCTCCTGGTATTGAAGAACGAAAAATAGAATTAATGGATCTAGGCCGTGGTATTGCGGGACAACCAGTATCAATACCTGCTATTGGTGTTGCTCCATTTAGTGCCTTAGAACAACAAGGACTTACTGCTGCGGGAACAACAGGAGTGGGTGCTCCAACAGTAACCTCGGGCATCGGACAACTACTTGCTGCACAAACACCTAACATAAGCCAATTTTTTAATCCTTATCAATCTTATGTTGTAGATGAAATTAATAGACAAGCTGCACAAGCACAAAATCAATTATCAGCAAACGCTGTATTGTCAGGTGCATTTGGTGGGGGTAGAGAAGGTGTTGCACAAGCAGAATTAGAAAGAGCAAGATTAGGTCAAGTTGGTTTAGCTCAGTCAAGAGGCTTCGGAGCAGCTTTAGGAGCTGCACAGCAACAACAACAATTACAAGGGAACATTGGAAGCGCATTAGCTCAAATAGGTTCAGGTCAACAAGCAATGGCACAAGCTGACATTAATCAATTAATGGGAGCAGGTGGAGTACAAAGACAGTTAGCTCAAAATACATTAGACGCAGCTAGACAAACACAATTACAAACAGCTTACGAGCCTTACCAAAGAGCTGAATTTTTATCTAATCTTTATGCTGCTGGTCCAAAATCACAATCAACTATTGCTGCATCAACGCAACCACAAACAAGTCCATTAGCACAATCTATTGGAACTGGTATTGGAGCATTCCAAGCATTCCAAGGTATGCAGGGTGGCCAAGGGAGGGTCTAATGTCTCTCAATAAAGTTTTAAACAGACCATTATTTAGACAAGAAGCTTTAAGAAAAGGTGCCTTGAGACCTATCAGAGCAGCAAATGGAGACTTTATAGGCCCTAGACGTATGGGAGACTTCATTGGTCCAATGCCATCAGACATTAGTATGAGAGAAATGCCTAAACCTTCTAAGTTTCAAAGATTTAAAAACTTTGTAGGAAAAGGAATATCAGGTTTAAAAGGTACGGGTAAAGAAGCATTAAAAACAGGACCTGGTGGGGTGGCTATTTATGGTGGATTAGAAGCTATTGACCCAAGATTAGCAGCTGGAGTTGCTACAGGTGAAATAGGTTTACTTGGTGCTCGTTTTTTACCAGGTGCTAAAAACTTTGTTAATAAAGCTTCAAGATTTACACCTTTTGGATTACTTTCAGGAATGAGTTTTCCGAGAGCTACGGGTTTAGGGTTAGCTGCGTATGGTGGGGGTAAACTTATTCAAGGTTTTAAAAATAGAGCACAAGAAAGAGAATTTGTAAAAGAGTATGCGAAAAGAAATAACATAGATGTTGAAGAAGCACTAAACTTATATGAAAGAGATTTACCTGGATTAACTAGAGGGTTTTCAAATTTTAGAACTTCTGATCTTGCAAAAGCCACTACAATAGCATCAAGAGATTTTAAAGAATCTGCTACACCATTAACAGAAGAACAAAAAGATAAGATAGCTAATATAAATGAAGCTATAGAGAAGAGATATAATTACCAAGATTTAGATGCCTTAGCATCAGATACTAAAAAAGCAAAGTCTACTTTAGATCAAGGAGTTGTGGTAGAGGAGTCTATGACATCAGATCCTGATACAGAAATGATGACAGTAGACCAAGCTAATAGAAAAGAAATTGAAAATTTAACAGACATGAGAGACAAAGCTGCTATTCTTACTGGGCAGATAATGAATAAATACAATATTACAGATCAGTTAAAAGCTTTGAATATAGCTTCAGCTATGACTGAAGGGCTAATAAGTGAAGATAATATTCAAACTATTCTGGGTAATGAAAATGAATATGCAAAAATACCAAATAAAGCAAACGATCCTAATCATCCAACGGCTGTAGCTGAGAAACCTGAAACTATTCAAGAATCTAAAGAAAATCCAAATGTAACTTTAGCAAAATCTTTAGGTTACCCTGTAGAAAACGAACAAAGCACTCCATCTGGAGATAGAGAAATAGATTTAGGTAAAAAGTTTTTAGTTGACTTACAAAACCCTAGAGAAACTGAAATAAATCCAAAGAGTTATTTTTTAACAAAATTAGCTCTAGGATTAATATCTGGTAAAACAAATAAAGGAGGTTTAGCAGGAGCTGTAGAAATTGCTGCGACTGTTATGGGTCCCGCCTTTGATGGTGCAATAGCTTTAAAAATGAAAAATGATGAGAACTATAGAGATTTTGTAACTGCAGTGACAGATAGAAACATGAAATTATATAAAATGTTTAACGATGATAAGAAACTAGGTAAGTATGATAATGGATCTATTTTAATAGATGGAATATATCGTGAGGGTAAACAAGATAGAAATACAGGTAATTTTTTTCTAGTTGATGAACGAGGTGGTTTAATACCTGTAAATCCAAATCAAGGCACATTTTTTAAGAGAGTTGTAGATAAAAATTATTTTGACCAGATAAAACTTTTATCTGATGGGTATATTGCACAAGATTTATTACAAGATTCTATTGCATTATTTGAAGATCCTAATGTAGGAGATAAAGTAGTGGGTCCAGCTGCACTTATTTTAAGTGCTGCAGATACATTAAAAGATCTTCCTGGAGCGGTACTTGATGGAATTAAAGGTGCGGGTGGTGATTTTACTTATTCTCCAGATCCTGAATTGACAGAAAAAGAAAACAAGGCTTATGATAAAAGAATAAACAACGCTTTAAAAAGACTAGAAGACCAATTTGGAAAAGCTTTAAAAAATCCTAAAACTGCAAATGATGCTGCTGCAGCAAAAGTTTTAGGTCAATTAGAAGTTAATGCAAGGTTTTTAACTTACCAACTTGCTAATTCATTAAAAGAAAAAGATAGGTTAACGAATAGGGATTTAATTCTTTTAGAAGAACTTACAGACTTCAAATTATTTAAAAATAGAGAACGTCTAAGAGAAAAATATAGAATATTGTTAGAAAGAGTTAAGCAAAAAAATGAAGTAAGACGTAAGAGATTTGGTACGTTTGGTAATTCTGACTTAGCAATTCAAAACATTATTGGCGGACTAGTAAAGGCTACGCAATTGGAAGGTCAGCCACAAGAAAAAACAAAAGCACCAGTTACAACTGAAGATGCTTTTGATGTATTAATTAAAAAAGCGATACCTAACTAATGACTACTACACAACAACAACAATTTGCTGATAAAATTACTCAAGCTATTAAAGATAATAAGTTTGCACCCGAAAATCTAAACGTTAATGAAAGACAAGCAGTTGATGTTTTAATTCAAAACGGAATAATAAAATCTGAAAAAAATGTTACACAGATATTAGAAGAAAGAAATAAAGCAAGAACTGATATAGCACAAGCTGAGACTGTTGCTAGAGATCCAATCTCTGCTGCTTTTGAAATAGATGACTCTAGAATACCTTTAGGTGATGCTTTCTTTACTGGAAGAACAAGTTCTGTATTGGCTGGTGACATAGGGGGAGCTGTAGCTTATCAGTATTTTAATAAAGATAAAATTATTCAACAGTATAAAGACAAAGGTAAATTAAAAACAAAAGGCATAAGATTTTTTGAAAATTTAGCTAAAAAACTACCACCTCAATTTAAGTATACAAAAGCGGCTGTAACAGCTGCTGCAAAATTTGGTGATACATTTGCAGCTAGACCATTAAGTAAACTTAGAGGTCCATTAGCAAAATTTGAATTAGGAACTGCGGTTGCTGGTACAGCTGGTGCAGGTGTTGGAAGTTTAGCTTATGACGCTGCTGATGCTATTTTAGGTGAAGATATTTATTACTCTATTATGGAGGACTTATCAGAGATACCATACAAGCCACCTGAAAAATTAAATGCAATTGAATCTGCTTTAGTCTCGATGAAAAACGCTGCGATATTTAACGCAGCAGCCACAGGTATCACACCTTTATTTATGGCAGGAGGTAAAACGTTAAATTGGTTGTTTGGAACAACAGGTACAGCTCAAAAAAAATACGCTGAATTTGCTAGAGATAAAGGTTTAGATGCTCCTATGTTAGGGTTTATGAGAGATGGTGCTTTGTCAGGACCAGCTAGAAATTTTTTTAAAACTATTGGTGTATTCCCTGGTATCTCTCCGATCGCTGATAAAGCTTTATTAAAGACAGAACAAACCACATCAAAAATATTTTTTGATAATGTAGAATCTATGGCACCTGTTTATCATCAATCTTTTTTAGGCCAGGAAGTAATAGATCAAATGAGAAATGTGTATTCAAAAAATGTAGCTGCCTATGACAAATTATATGATGACTTTTATAAAGCTGCAGATCTTGCTTTAGACCCTGCTATTATGACTACGGATAACATTGTAGGAGAAGCACAGAAATTTTTATCAAGAAGAAGTGCTGAAATACCTGATGCTTTTAAATCATTTAATGAATCAAATGCTCAAGCAGTGCAAAAATTATTAATGGATGGTGATCCATTAAATGCATTTATGGCTATGGTAGGTAGTTTGAAAGGAAAGAATATTACTTTTAAACAATTTAAATTTATGAACCAACTTTTAAACGATGTTGGAAATCAAACTAAATACTATGCAATGAATCAAGAATTTGGTGTGTTAAAAAGTGCGTTAGAATTAGATGTTGCAAGTTTTTCTAAAAATTTAAATGCTAATTCTTTAATGAAAGATGGAAATTTTGCTGCAGCAGTGGCTGGAGCTGGTGGTTTAAAAAGTGCTGGTGGTAAACAGATTATAGATACAACCATCAAAGCAGGAAACGCTTTACTAAAAAAAATGAAAGATGCAAACGAAGCTTTTTCAAGAACAATGAAGCTTTACGATAACGATGGTTATTTTTTAAAGAAAAAATTACAGAAAATAGACTCCAATGCTTTGACAGGTAAAGGTTTAATTAATTTTATGGGTAGAACTAACATGCCAAAAGAAGAATTATTTGGGCTATTTGAAGACGCTGTATTTGCTTCAAGATCTCCATCTGCACTTAAAACTTATAGACAAATGATAGGAGCAGAAAAGGGTTTTGAAGGTTTTAGCGAACAAGGAGTTAAATTATTTAAAGCTTCTTTTTCGAAATTTTTACATGATGCATACATAGGTTCTTTTGTAGGTAAACCATTACAAGGAGCTATAGATTTAAGCATTCCAGGAATGCGTGGAATAGGAACACTGGGTAAAATTTTTAAAGATGGTGATCTAACCGTTAAACCTTTTACTGAAGTTATGAAAGACGCAAATCGTTTACAAGATCTTGCAAATACTGGAGGAAGTTATAGTTCAAAACTAAGTGCAGATAATATAGTAAACACTAGAAATTATAAATTTGGTCCTGATGATTATAAAGAATTTGATGCTAATACATTTATTAATACGCTTGGCATAGGAACTACAAGACAAGCACAAGCTGCATCACAAATGCTAGAAGATGCGTATTTTACAATTACTAAAGATAGAACTTTAGCAAAAAAATCTGTGCAAGAACTAAGAGATTTTGCTCAACACTTACAACTTCTCTCTGACGTGCCTGTAACAAATTCATCTACTTTCATTCAAAGAAGATTACAATTATCGGGATTAGGAGGACTGACGGGAGTAGCGATTGGTGCGGGAGCAGGTGCATACACTAATAATCCTGCTTTAACATTTTTATCTTTTTTACTTGTAGGTAGATACGCTGGAAGAGTTTTAGTAGATCCAGATTTATTAAGAATAGTTAATGATACATTAAGACCTGAAGAAATTGCTAAAATAGTTAAAGGAAGGGTAACACCAAAAGCAAAAATTTTACCTGCGAAAAAAAGACAAACATTTTTCAAAGCACTAAATAAATTCTCAAGTGATGATGCTGATTTTATTGAAATTGACCCTAACAATGTAGATTTTGAACAAGTAACAAATTACTTAAATGATAAAGCTGTTTCAATTGATACCCCAAATTACGGACCTAACTTAGAAAATATTCCTGAGTCTACACTTCGTGTTATGTATGATGAAGAACTTACACAACTACCAACTGAAAAACAAAAGACTGAAGAAACTAATTTGTATAGTGCAATGGATAATAGCATACAGCAAGCTAGGAATGCATTCGAAGATCCAAGAGATAACATAGCACAAAGTGAAGTGCCGAATCTTCCTTTACCACAAGTACCACAAATAGCCACACAACCCACAGGTCAGGTCACTGCAGAACAAGTACAAACACTATTCCCATTTGACACAACGACAGCAGCTATAGCCCAACGGAGACAGAATCGTGGCTAACGGAAAATATCCAAAAACAACTGGCGAACATCTAGTGGCTTTGTATGGGCACATTACAGGTTTGAAAAAAACACAAGACCACATGCATAAAGGTCTTGATGATTTACGACAAAAAATTAATTGGTTTTTTATTGCATTAGTTGGTGGAATGGGTGCAATTATTTTGACTTTAGTAAATTTATTAGCTAATTAATGTAGATGAATGATTTTTCTACTGATCTAGCACACCACGACAAGATAAAATTAATTAAAATAAATAAAAAATATCCTTATAAAAAACATAATAGATTTCAATCAGAAACAGGTAGAAAATATTTAGTTAATGAAGCTCCTGTCCCAAGCGTAACCACAATACTATCAGTAACTAAAGATAAAAAAGGATTAGATGATTGGAGAAGAAGAGTTGGTAATGCTGAAGCTGATCGTATTATGAACAATGCAGCAACAGTAGGAACTGAAATGCATAAGGTTTTAGAATATTATTATAATAATGAAAAATATTATAATGAAACTGAAGAAGGCAAAAAACCTAGAATGATGGCAGCAGTTATTAAAGATAGTTTAAAGATTGACGAAGTGTGGGGTAACGAAGTTTCATTAGCTTATAATCAAGATTATGCAGGAACAACAGATTTAGTTGGAGTCGCATATGGTAAACCCTCTATTGTAGATTTTAAACAAGCAAATCGTGCAAAACGAGAAGAATGGGTAGAAGACTACAAGTGTCAGTTGGGTGCCTATTTTTTAGCTCATAAAACGCATTACGGGCCCATAGAGCAGGGTATAGTAGCTATTGCGACCCGAGACCTTCAATATCAAGAATTCAAGCTCTCTGAGCCTCTATTGAACGAATATGCTGAAAAATTCCTAGAAAGATTAGAACAATATAAAAAAGCAATGGTAAAAGGTTAAAGCAACCAATCTTTAGCTTTGTCTCCAAGAGTCTTTGCCGAAAGTTGATTTTTTTTCTTCAAAGCCTGCACAATTTTTTCATCGATTGTGTCTTTAGCCATAATATCTATGTAAACAACATTTTTTGTTTGACCAATTCTATGAGCCCTGTCTTCTGATTGTTTACGTACTTCTAGATTATAGTTGTTAGAATAATAAATGACATATTTAGCTGCAGTTAAAGTTAAACCATAACCACCTGTAGTAGGATTACCCACAAAAAATCTACATGAACTATCATTTTGGAAACGTTCAACAGCATTCATTCTATCTTGTTGAGAAACTTCTCCATATATTGCAACTACTGATTCACTCCCATACTTATCATTTAAAGCTCCAATTATTTCATGAATATTGTGCACATAAGTTGCCCATATAATTACTTTTTGATCTGTTTCTTCTAAAATTTCCATCATGGCTTTAAGCTTTTCATTGTTAAATTGAAGTATTTCACCATCATCACTTTTGCAATAACCATTAGCAACTTGGTGTAACCTCAAAAGTTCTGTCAATTGGTTGTGTACAGAAATAGTTTCATTTTCAAACTTTGCTAAAGCTTCGATTCTTAATCTGTCATAAACTCTTTTTTGATCTCCCGTAATTATAATTTCTCTCTTTTGATAAATTTTGTCAGGAATATCTAAACATTCATCTTTGGTTATTCTTAAAGAAAAAACTTTAAGTTTTTGTTCAAGTTCATCTAAATTTGTAAAACCATCAGGGACCATAATAGCTTCACCTCTAGCTACGTACACTTCATCAAAAGTGCAATATCTGTTTCTAAAGGCATAAAAGCTTTTAAAGCCTAATAAAGCTGGATCAAGGAAGGAACATTGTGTATAAAGATCTAATGGAGATTTTGTTACTGGTGATCCTGTTAATATACGCCTTATACGTGCTCGCCACCTTAGTGCTAAAATGTTTTTTGTTCGTTTTGCTTTTGGGTTTTTTATGGTTGTTGATTCATCAATCACCATAATATTATTTGGTTGATTAATTAAAAATCTATTACACTCGTCTAATCCTTTTTTCGTTGATAAAGCCTCAACATTTATTAGAAAAAATTTAAGAGTATCTTTTTCGGTCAAGAATTTTTTGTATTGTTTAGGTTTATCTACCTTCCAAGCAAAGATTGATCTTTTAATTTCTGTGGGTAAATGCATTTCAATCTCATTTTTCCAAACTGTATATACTGATTTGGGTGCAACAATAAGGGCTGAATCTATACGTTTTTTAAAATAAAGGTAACCAATGTTGTCTATTGTAGTTTTAGTTTTACCTGTACCCATTTCCATAAACAAAGCATATGTTGTTCTATCAGCTGATTCGGCTAATGCTTGTCTTTGATGTTCATAGGGTTTCGTTTTATAGGGGTATTTCCATTCTGCCATATCCAATTATCTTGTATATTTTTCTATTTGACTTTGCAAGAAGAAAGTCTATAAACCAAATCAGATATGGATATCGAAAAATTTTCAAATTTAGAAGTTGATACTGCGAGCACGAAATCAATCTCGGATGCTTGTAATGAAATGAAAAAACTTGAAAATGAAATAGACCAAGCTGAGGAAGTTCTTTCTCTTAAAAAAGCTAAATACAAAGATTATCAGGAACGTAAAATACCAGAGCTTATGCAAGAAGCAGGTGTTAACGCAATTAAACTTGCTGATGGTACGCAAGTTGAAGTTAAGCCCTTTTATGGTGCTAGAATACCTGAGAGTCGTACCGATGAAGCTTTTAGTTGGCTTCGTGAAAAAGGTTTTGGTGATCTAATTAAAAATACGGTTACTACAACTTTTAACAGAGGACAAGACAATCAAGTTGCAGAACTAGTAAAGGTTTGTGAAAACTTTGGTTTTAAATATTTGCAAAAGCAAAAGGTAGAACCAATGACTTTAAAAGCATTTGCTAAAGAACAAGTTGAAAAAGGAAAGGAACTCCCGTTTGATTTATTTGGTATCTATATTGCAAATAAAGCAAAACTAAAAACGAAGGAGTAAACATGTCTAACGACAAACAAGTGGCTACGAAGAGTAAAAACGAAGTAGCAACAATCGACATCGAAAAATTTGCAGATCAAGGTTTTGAAAACATTGATAGCAAATCACTGCAGTTACCATTTCTTAAAATCTTAGGTCAGTTATCACCACAAGTGACAGCTGGAGATTCAAAGTATATCGAAACTGCGAAACCAGGAATGATCTACAATACTGTTACAGATAAACTCTATGACGGTAATAAAGGTATGTTAGTGATACCTGCTTATTACAAGTTTGAATACATTGAATGGGCAGACAGAGGACAAGAAGGTAGTAATGCACCTAGAAATATCTATCCAGCTGATAGCGATATCATGTCTAAAACAAATAGAGGTGATGATGGTAAAGATAGATTGCAATCTGGAAACTACATTGAAGAGACAGCCTCTCATTTTGTAGTTGTAGTCGAAGAAAGTATGGCTAGCGAAGCATTAATCACAATGAAATCTACTCAAAGGAAAAAATCTAAAAAGTGGAATTCAATGATGAATATGATGCAAGTTCCTAAAAAAGATGGCAAAGGTTTCTTTAGACCTGCACCATTCACTCAACAATACAGATTAAAAACTGTTTTGGAGAAAAACCAATTAGGCTCATGGTATGGTTGGGAAATTACATCAGAAGGATTAGTTCAAGACGAAAGCTTAGTTAATAGAGCTTATAAGTTTAGACAATCTTTAATGAGTGGAAGTGTTAAAGTTAAACACGGCCAAGAAGAATCATCAGAGAAAACTCCATTTTAAATATGGACTTCAATAAATCCTTGGAGCAGTTTAAAAAGCTGTTCCAAGGGTCTGATACATATCATGGTCAGTCTAAAAAGTTAGGCAAGAAAAGGTCTGACGGAAAAGATGAATGGCGTAGTTGGATAAATCCTATTCCTATGACCGATCAAAATTGGCTTGATCATTTAGAGGGTAAAGATAGTTTTGGCACTGTGCCCATAAGAGATGACTCAACAGCAAGTTGGGGAGTAATAGATGTTGATAGATACAACATTGATCATAAAAAATTTATAAAAACAATTAGAAAAAGAAAATATCCATTTGTCCCATATAGATCAAAATCAAATGGCTTACACTTAATTTTACATTTAGACGAACCTGTTGCTGCATCTGAAATGAGAAAGAAGATGATAGCTATCGCATCTGATCTAGGAGTTAATGATACAAAGACAGATATTTTTCCTGCACAAGATACTGTAGATCTTACTCCTGAGAAGTGGGATGACAAACAAAAAGGACAGTTTGTAAATTTACCTTATCAAAATGCAAAATTTCCAACACGATGTGCTATGGATGACGAAGCTAACAGCTTATCATTTGAAAAATATTTGGAACATGTAAAACAATTTGTAATTACAAAAGAGCAATTTAAAAATTTAAAAACAGCAACGGACAGCGAAAACAAACAATGGCCTAATTGTGTGAACAAATTTGTTAGGAATCAAATTAGAGAAGGCGAAGGTCGTAATGATGCTATGTTTAATGTTGGTGTCTTATGTAAAAAAATAAATGAAGATAAAGATTATTGGGAAGCAGAAATTAGAGAGATGAATAAAACAATTTGTGTTCCTCCTCTCACACCAAAAGAAATAGCTAAAGTTATTGATCAAGTTGATAAGAAAGATTATTCATATAAATGTGGTACTTCTGTTGCAAGAATGTATTGTAATGGATCTACACAATGTGCGAAAAGAAAATTTGGAATTGGTTTAAACGAAGCAATACCTGAAGTAGGTAAATTAATAAAAGTAAATTCGTATCCTGATCCTTACTGGCTACTACCTATACAAGGTAAAGTTGTCAAATTAGATACAAAACAATTATATCAACAACAATTACTAGGGGAGAGATTATTAAATTATGATATCGTTTGGAGGCCCTTGAAGCCAAGCAAAAGAGATCCCGATCCTTATAGAGATTGGTTAGAAGAATTAATAACTAACAAACAAGATATGGAAGGTTTTGATGGAGAAGAAGAGAAAAAAGAAGTATTCAATACTAGAATTGTAAAATTCTTTGAAGATACAGATACGATTACAGAGTTTGATCAAATCGAACATGATAATATTTTTCAAGATGGTAAAGAAATTAGATTTAAACTTGAGACTTTTAGACAATTTATGAAAAAACAAGGGTATAACTGGTCCGAAAAAGATTGTACAATATTTTTACAAGGAGCTGGATGTAAGAAAAGTGCAAAATTTCAAGGAGTACAGGCGAGACATTGGGTTGCAACATTACCAAAACAAACTGAACACAGGAACAAGGATGTCAAATTTAATAAAACAAAAGCTCCATGGGAAAACGATTAAGTTCTTTGGCCCACCAGGAACAGGAAAAACACATAGACTTTTAAAAAGAGTCGAAAGATTTTTAAAACGTGGGATATCTCCTGATGAAATTTGTTACATATCCTTTACTAATAAAGCTGTAGAAGAATGTAGAGATAGAGTCCGTAAACAATTTAAAGGTTATGATGAGGATGACTTTAAATACTTTAGAACCTTACATAGTTTAGCAAGACAACAATTTTCTGACATACCTGTACTAGATCCAAAAGTAGATATGCTCCAGTTTCATACACAGTATGGAACGGTAAAGCTTAATTACAAACCTACATGGGACGATCAAAAGGTATACAACAATTGGTCTTTACAAATTTATGACAGAGCTAGAAATATGAAAATGAATCCCATAGATTTATACAAGAGAGAGCCTCGTAAAAAAGTTAGGTTACAACAATTTAAATCGATTATTGCAGGGTATGAACGATATAAAACATATGAATCCACACCAGGTAAATTTAAAAACGATCGTTTAGATTTTACAGACATGGTACAAAAATATATTGATACAGGTTTACCTATACCTTTTAAAGTTTTAATGGTAGATGAAGCTCAAGATCTTACCCCTCTGCAGTGGGACATGGTTGTAAAGTTAGCATTACACTCTGATAAAGTTTACATTGCAGGTGATGATGACCAGGCTATCTATGAGTGGAATGGTGCTGATGTATTATTTTTTCAAACATTCCCTGGAAAGATAAAAATATTAAAAGAATCTAGAAGATTAAATAAAAGAGTGCATTTCTTTTCCAAGTGTCTTTTAAACGGTATGGAAGGACACCGAATCGAAAAAGAATTTACATCTAATGGTAATGATGGGGCAATTTATAAGTGGAGCACATTAAAAAAGATACCATGGAAAACAGAAGGATCTTGGATGGTCCTTGCAAGAATTAATGATGTTAAGAAAGAACTACAAGACGAAGCTAGAAAATTAGGTTTGTATTTTCAAGATATGCGTGGAAACAAATCATTTGATATTAATCAATGGAAAGCTATTTGTGACTGGCAAACGATATGTGATGGTGGTGCAATTACGAGAGAAGATGCCTGTAACATGTACAATTTTTTATTAAACATAGATCACGGCTACCGGTCAACGGACAGCAAGAAATGGAGTTTTGCTCACCCCAATCAAGTATTTAACTTTGATGAATTACATTTACAAGGAGGTATGGTCGAGGAAAGAAAAAATTGGATGGATGCTTTTCAAAGAAAGTTTAAAGATAAGGAAAAAATATACTTTAGAAAACTTCTAAACAACAATTTTAATTTAGATGACAAAGCAAGAATCATCATAGATACTATTCACCAAGTAAAAGGAGGAGAAGCGGACAATGTAGTAATATCAGCTAAATGCAATTTCCCTTCACATTTTGAAAGAAAAAGTTTACAAGATCGAATCAAAGAACTTAGGGTATGGTATACAGGAGTTACAAGAAGCATAAATACATTACACTTACTAGGCACATATCATAAGTATCATTTTCCCTTGAGTAAATATTATAAATTGTATAAAAGTAACTATGCCTAAGAAACAAATTGGTGGATCTCACTATAAATCTTTTGTCATAGAGCCTTGGACATTTATACAAGAAAACGAACTTAATCCTTTTCAAGCCAATGTAATAAGATATACGTGCAGATACAAAAACAAAGGTGGAATTCAAGATTTACAAAAGATAATTCATTATTGTGAGATGGAAATAGATTTTATGAAAAAGAAAAAAAAGAGAGTAGAACTTCCAGATGATTCTATTGAGAAAGAAGAGGAGTGGGCACAAATGGTAGCACAAATGCAAGACGCATGAGTCATCAATTAAATTTTATATATAATGACTCTGATTGGGTAGCACCATCAGAATACCCTGACTTAAGAGAAGCAGATGAAGTTGCGATTGATTTGGAAACAAAAGATCCTGAGCTTAAAAAGTTAGGATCGGGTTGGGCAACAGGTAAAGGCCATGTTGTGGGGTTTGCCGTGGCTGCATTAGGTAAGCAATGGTATTTTCCAATAGCACACGATGCTGGTGGTAATATGGATTTAGCTGTTACAACAGCTTGGATGGTAGATTTACTTAAAAGACCTAGCACAAAGATATTTCATAATGCTTCTTATGATGTGGGTTGGTTGATTGCTAATGGTTTTGAGATTAATGGTAAGATTGTAGATACTATGGTAGCTGCAGCTTTGATTGATGAGAATAGATGGAGCTTCTCCCTAAACGCATGTGCAAAAGATTATTTAGGAGAAATAAAAAACGAAACATTTTTAAAAGAAAAAGCAAAAGAGTGGGGTATAGATCCTAAACAAGATTTGTGGAAAATGCCTGCGGGTTATGTTGGTTTCTATGCAGAGCAAGACGCAGCATTAACTTTAAAACTATGGCACAGATTTAAAGCTGAGATACAAAAACAATCTATTAATGATGTTTGGGAAATGGAAATGGATCTGTTACCAATTCTACTAAAAATGAGACAAGTAGGCATAAGAGTAAACGAGGAAAAAGCTCACGTTTTAAAAAAAGAATTTAGATTAAAAGAGAAAGAAGTTTTACAGAAGATAAAAAAAGAAACGACAATTGGTGTAGACATTTGGGCTGCAAGAAGTGTAGCACAAGTATTTGATAGATTAGGAGTAGAGTATCCAAGAACTGCAAAATCAAACGAACCATCATTTACAACTAACTGGTTACAAAATTGTGAACATCCAGTTGCAGCTTTGATTAGAGAGGCAAGAGAAATAAATAAGTTTCATTCTACTTTTATTGATTCTATACAAAGATATGTTCATAAGGGTAGAATACACGCAGAGATAAACCAATTACGTTCTGATCAAGGAGGCACAGTATCTGGACGTTTGTCTTATGCAAATCCAAATCTTCAACAAATACCAGCTAGAAATAAAGAATACGGAAATAAGATTAGAAGTTTATTCTTGCCTGAAGAAGGAAGACAGTGGGGATCCTTTGATTATTCACAACAAGAGCCAAGACTTGTAGCCCATTACTCTGCATCTATAGGAGAAAAATTAGATGGTTCTGAAGAATTTATACAAGCTTACGAAGATGAGTCTGCAGACTTCCATCAAATTGTAGCTGATATGGCTGATATATCTAGGACACAGGCTAAAACAATTAATTTAGGATTGTTTTATGGTATGGGTAAAGCAAAACTTTCAAAAGAATTAGGAATTAGTAAGGATAAAGCAGAGATTCTTTTAAATAAATACAACTCAAGAGTCCCTTTTGTAAAAAAATTAGCTAGTGCTGTGACCCAATCTGCTAGTAAGTTTGGTTTTATTAGAACTATTAAAGGTCGTAAATGTAGATTTGATAAATGGGAACCTGCTACATTTGGAATGAATCAAGCTATGAACTACAATGAAGCTAAAGCTAATTATGGAAATAATATAAGACGAGCATTTACATACAAAGCATTGAACAGACTTATTCAAGGATCTGCTGCTGATCAAGCAAAACAAGCTATGATTGATTGTTATAAGGCAGGACATTTACCTTTATTACAAATACATGATGAACTATGTTTTAGTATAGGGACGGACGAAGACATTAAAGTTATTAAAGGTAAGATGGAAAATGCTGTAGAGAACTTAAAAGTGCCTTTTAAATGTGATGTGGCTTTGGGCGATAGCTGGGGAGATGCAAAAGAAAATGAGTAAGAAATTAAAAAAATCTGAGTATGAGAACGTAGCAGAATGTATTGTATCAGATCAAGTGTCGCCTGATCGTATTGCAAACTATTTTAAAGATAAAGAATTTTATAAATATTATAAGAAAAATTATATGTGGGTTTATTCAAGGCCCGAACTTGATATATGAGAAAAAAAATATATAAAAATTTACTTGTAGGGGGATTTTATTTCTTTTTAATTAAAGGCTTAATATGGCTTGTGGTAATTGGTGCAGCAGCTTTAGGATTGGGTAGGTTTTTTTAATATGTATAATAGTGGAACAGCTTATAGAGCCATGTTAAAATTATTTGCAGACGCAAAGATTGAAATGGATAAAAAGAAAAAAACACCTTGTCTAAGATGTAAGGATACCCGTGAGATATGGGTATGGAAAGATACTTCTGAAACCGAAAGGATTCGAGTAGATTGCACAATGTGTACTAAACAACGGCCACCGGAAGAACTTAGAAATCTTGGAATACTTTAATCTTTTGGTCTTGTAATTTTTCCTGATCTTTTGTAATCAGCCCACTCACAATTGTATGTTGCGACTCCGCCTTCAGTAACAATTTTAATAATGTGGCCTCGCTCGGTTGATTCGATATAATGCCTAATATAGTTAGGAATATGTGCATAACTATCTCCTTTTTTTACAGCCATAGATAGCCCTTGTTATAAATGATTTTTTTATAGGTTGCTAGTCTTTTTTACTAGCTGTTTGTAAGAAGATCCTGTGATGCATCAAGAACACTTTGTTCATTGATTCTTTTTTTCAGATCTTTAATTCTTATATCAATCCACTTCATATCAGTCGTTACTCTACCTTGTTGTAACGCTTGATTCGCCCACTTGGACTCCAACTGAAGCTTCTCCGATACTAGCTTTTGTAGTGCCATTTTTTAGCTCCTCATATGTGATGAAAATTCTTTTTGGTGTATAAAGAACTTCATCTTTTGCTTCGATTTCACCATTGGTCAGTTTTTTCCCGAACTGTCGTAAAGCCGAAACATCGTCCTGAGCATCAATTATCCCATCATAATGCTTACCTTCTGATCGTATCTGAATTCGATAACTGCTCATGAGAGATTATATAACATATTATGGTGTTAATACAACCCTATGCATTTGTGGGTTGAACACACGTATATTTAGTGGCTATTTTATTTTCTTCTACTAGGGCTTGTGGTATTGACAATAATAATTGTGTTGATTCTACATGGGCCTGCATAGTACAATCATACCAACTGTCAAATTGTGTAGGGTATACAACACCTGGAGCACAGTCCTGGTGTAAAAAAGAACATACATACATTGTAAGAATAAACTTCATAGATATCCCATTTAATCCTTGCATTTAATATCATTATTGATATAAAAGCGGAGTAATAACAGGAGTATAACATGGATGAAAAAGATAAGAAACGTGTGACAAAAGATGTATCCGAAGTATTTGCAAGCAACATTAGAGAAGTTGACTTTAAATCAGGAACAGGCGGAGACATTGTGCAAACATTAGGTGCAGAGACCGATGCTATCTTAATTACTTACGAAAGAGATAAGGGTGAATTAAAACTTTATCATAATGGAGTTGAGATAGACAAAGCTGTGTTTGCAAGAGTGGTAAAAGCAGAGACAGGTTTTTATGCCTTGTTTGACTACTTACAAGATAAATTTAAATCTTGGAGAACAGCATGGATGTAAAACTAAAAAGTTCATCAAAAGCTTTTAAAAAGTTTGTGAAAGATGTTGATGATATTTTGTCTAAAGTGCAAACCCACGACAAAGAAGGTAATAGATGTGATTGCACATCTGAAAGCTTTGTTGATGCAAGAGATAGACTTGTTAATGTTGAGCTTGACTTCAAAGATGGACACCCATCAAAGATGCTTAACATGTGGGTAGCAGCAGATTTTGTAGAAGATGAAATACAAAGTCTTGAAAACAAAAACGAGAAGGCGGATCAATGAAATATTTAGGAAGATTGTTTTTTTTAATATTAATATTAATCATACCACCTAAAATTTTATTTTTAATTATAGGAGTATTAGCCTATACAATTTTTAACTCATAGGAGGAAAGATGTATAACATAGCAGAGCAAGTAAAGATTATGAACGATATGAATTGTGAATCCAGTAATGCTGGTAAATTAAATGCTTATCGTGAAATAGGAAAAATGTTTGGTAATTTAGATACTTCGACATCAAAAACAATTGTTGTAGGAGTGACTAATATAATGAAACATTTAAAGAAAGAAATCGAAAAACTAGATAAAGAGGTAAAATTTAAATGAAAAACATCTTTATAATAATGTTATTTTTATTTCTAACAGGCTGTGGTTACACCATGAAGTTAGGATTAAAATGTACACCAGGACATGACGAATGGTCTTATGTCTGGTTTATTGAAAAGGAAGGTACAAATGTCAACAGAAACAACTGCGAAAAACTGGCAAAGTAAAAGAATCGATGCCATCAACCGTAAAATTTCTAGATCAAGAAATGCCCGAGCCGCTACTGAAGCATTCATGTGTGAATACGACAGAGTGTATAGATCAAAATGTAAAACTAAAACGGAGTATAAAAAATGGATACGAACAAGTGGAAAAGTGTAGCCGTAGATATCGATACATATAAGATTATTACTGCTATGGGTGAAAAAGGCTTTAGAAGGCCAGGTGCAATGATAGCAAAATTAGCTGATTCCGAGCTAAAAGCTATTGCTAAAAAGCAGGGTAAATCTGTAGAAAAGCTTAAAGCAGAGCTTTTGGTGCAGGGATCTAAAAAATTAAACGGAAAATAACCACATATAGTATAGTGAGTATAAATTAATACTTGATTTTGTGCTCACTATACGCTACTGAAGAAGAGTATTCCTCATAACCCAATGAAAAGTAGAGGTTTCAATCTACTTAAATTACCGAACAGCGAACAAACTTGTTTTTATTATTAATAATAAAGGAGATTGTTTTGGCAGAAGTAAAGAAAAAACCGCTAAACGAAGTGTTTGATCAAGGGCTAGAAAAATTAGTGATGATAAGTCCTAATAAAAAAACCTATGATGAACTTACTTCAATTATGTTTCAGCTTTACTGTGGTAATGATTTTGGAATGGGGAACTTTAGTTTACAGTTTTTAGATAAAACAGAACGAGCTTGGCGACAAGGACGAAAAAAAGTTGCAAAAAACTTAGGATTGTCTTTGGTTAAGAATGTGTAGCCACCAGTTACTATATCCATATCATTGTCTTTCCGAAACTGGTGGTTATGCAGATGAGTTTATTTGATCA